CTAGAAATCGAAAATGTCGTTTGCTCTCAATCCGAGCCACTTTTCGAGGTATCTAAGCAGGGTCCGCAGTGCCTCTTCTTGCTCAGGGAACTGGGCGGGATTAATTGCATCACACTTGGCCTTCGCCATATCAATGCCGATAAAGTCGTCAATCGTCTCTTTGTTGAAACTGTTGTATGGTGTGGAAACTCGATCACCAGACGTGTGACTCGAACCTCGGCTCATCAGGCGTGTGACCATGGTGGCGAAGCCTTGGTCGTTTTGAATTACTTTCATCATCCATTCTCGTGGTTCGTCCATTGAGTCTGTATAGTCTCTCCAGCGATAGAGCTGAGATATGAGATCCGGATTGGCGATCAGCGCATCGCCGTCTGCTGCGCGGTTCCTTATCAACCGCAGCCATTCGGCCTTCATTGCATCAACGGTGTTTAAATCGAGCGCAGGATCGAAGAATCCACCATCATTTTCATTCAGATCTGCGGGATCGCTGAGATGAATTAGGAGTGAGGCGACGGAGAGCGCTTCGGTTTTACATAGTGCTTCGAGAGCCATACCGCCCCTGGCATCCTCTGGAATCCGCTTCAAGAAGCAATTTATCGCACGCCATGCTGCCATATATGACGAGTTGAAGGCGCCACTGTTCGTGCCTGCAAGTTTTTCAGCGAGTTCGAACATCCCCGGGAGCAGAACAGCAGCGTTCTCAGTCGGTAATCGGTCGACTGATTCGTCTAGCCTCGCAACGAGCGAATTCAGCAGACCGTCAGCTTCGACGGCAGCGATTGCCGAAGACAACTCCTCCTCTGCCGCTGTAGCATCGAGAAAATCAACTAGGCGGCGCTCCGATATTTCTCCAGCTGTCGTCTGGAGTTCGAAGTACCGTGGGAAGTAGCGTGATGTGCACACTCGTTTCTCCGTTAACCACTGGCGATGAAAGCTATTTGCATAGTTCGTCCCCCCATAAGCCCATTCGAGAGGGGGGAATAAGTCTTTGAGCATGTCACGAACGATATCGCGGCGCTCCTCTGACACGATCTCCAGAAGCTCTTTAGCCGCTGCTTGGTCTACCTCCCGCTGGTTACCACGGGAGAAGCGTCCTTCTTGAATAATCAATCCTCGCTCACGGAACAGTGTATCGTGGAGGTCTGGCTCGAAGACTCTGAGTGTTTCCAGAAGCAGGAAATCTACTATGTTCACCTCGAATACGTTCCCAACCAAATGCAGTGGCATGTGTACAGTAATGGACGAGATGAGGCGACGCGCATCGCGCATGTTGCGAAGCAAGGGATGGATGCAGCCAATGCAAGCGTTACCCCAACGTCTCTGAGAGAACCCGTTTGCATCGATCGCGTAGGGACCGGCTATTCCAGAGAGTTCCTCCTCGAACATGCGATGTACGATCGATGCCGGGACGGCCGGTAGATCAAAGCTTGCCTGCACGACCTTCTCAAGGAAGGCTCGGCCGTCGCCGTCGGCGACCGGATCGAGTGCACGTTCTACGATACTGGGCTGGAACAGGAGCACAAAAACAATGTTCGGTAGATTAGCATTCGCCTTAACCTGTCGAAGCAGCATCCTGATTTGTTCTGGCTCTAGTCGATCAATGTCGTCGACGAAGACAACTAGCGGCCGATCGAGTTCGCGAAGACGAGCTTCAAGCGATCTGCGAACCTTATCGAGAGGCTCGCCGCTATGGTCACGCCCGAAATGAGATAGGATGCGCCCAAAAAAATATACTCCGATTGAGAGAGCTGCGAAAATAGCCGCAATCTTTGCTATATTAGGAAGGTCAAAACCAATAGCCGACGCGATTGCTATAATGGAGGCATTTGTTAGTACCGTCGAGATTAGATGGCCTGAACTCCCGGCAGCTTTAAGAGGCTTACTTACCCCAGTGAGGATCGCGCCATATTTCCGCAGTGCTTCAGCACGATCAAGTGCAGCCTTCGAATGCTCGCCTCCCAAGCGATCTGCTATCTGCCCAAATAGCGCACGTGCAATTGCATCGCCTTCCCCCCATTGCCAAGGGTTAAAGTCGAGCCAATCTGCTCCGCTATTCTTTGCATCGAACCGTTCGGTGATGAGGTTTTTGAGTGATGATTTACCGAACCCCCATCCTCCACGAATAGCGAAAACTCGGCCTTCGCGTAGACTAAGCTCTGAGAGCACGTCGGCTATACGAGCGGCAAACTCGGTTCTTCTAAGACGATCTTCTGATGCTGTCCGAATTGGTGCCTCCGCCCCGATCCCTCCATCCGGTCGTTCCTTCCTTGCCATGTCAGCATTACGCTTCGCGTAACGACGAGCACGCCATGCCTGCAGATGGAACATCAGTTTGCTCATCGCACACCACCTCCCAATAATGTTCGTACCAAACGTCCTATTGCTAGTCGCTTCACTGATTGTGCAAACCGAGCATATTAAAGCTAATGCGAATCTTGTCTGCGCTAGTCCAACTTGCGGCGTAAGCAAACTAAAGAGAGAGCTCTGCTGCAATCTCAGGCCAGTATAGCGGTTCTGAACACTTTAGACTCGGCTTTGGTCAGGTAGTCCAGCCGGGTTAGCAACGCCTAGTACTGATCCTCATAGTCAGCTGCTTCGTTATCTAGTATGTAGCGACAGTTAACCGGGAGATATCTTCAAGCTGTTCGATAAGTTGTTTAATATGCATCAGAGTAGCATTACGACTTGTGACAATCAGTTCAATCCTGATCGACAGAATAATTTCATGGTGTTCTGTTAATACATCGGCTTCTGTTTACATTGTTTATCATCCATAAAAGCAAACACGCCAGCCGGAAGTGGCAGGCGCATTATGCGATCAATAAAAAGAGTGGGAAGTTCAGAGGGCAGAAGCTCGAAGGATTTATTAATTTATCAGCCCGGTAGCTCGCTGGGCCATGAGAATATCGACAGTCGTCAGGAAGGGGGACTGTTCCTGCCAGGTGAATCCCTTTCGATCAGTACGCACCAGTTCATAACGTTCTACTAGGAAATTCATTGCATCAGTAAGCGTTATTTCCGCATCGATATGCTGCTGAATAATTGCGTCATCGTGGAATGGCGTGTCATTGAGCGTTAGACCGTAATGATGCTCCAATAGATACGTTAAAAGTTGCTGCCATACCAGAACGGGTGACAGGCGTGACGAAACCGGCACTAAAGCCGGTATAGATGAAATATACATGGGTTGAGTCCTGATAGTAGAAGAAAGGAAGTGTTAGCAGGTCGGATAAACCGTGAGATAAACGTAACCACAGAGAACACGGATATCGGCTATGCTGGTTAAACTAGCAATCTGGATGGTCATCTGCCCTCTGCTTACGGAGGCAATATGTGCGTCTGAGAAGACTCATTACGATAATGTATAGAAAAAATCTCCGGTGTTACGACGCTAATTGCAACATATCTTCAGCCATAATCCACAGCGCACGATTGAGTTTCACATCCCCGTCAATGCCCTGCACCGCACGAGTATGGCTGCGTTTACCTTTGGTATTCCTGCCTGATAATCCGCCTTTAATCAGGTTTTCCTGTATCCGCTGGTAAGTGGTCCATAAATCAGGTTTATTGTCTTCATAACGACGAGGAGCAAGAATTTGCTCAGAGGTCACAGGCTGGTGCTCCTCACCAAAGCGATAAGTCAGTGCAGCACGGGCTAGTGCCTGTTGTGCGGGTTGTGGTAACAGCAGTGATTGCATGGCATCCCGCTGCTCATCCATACGGTCAAAAAGCCCGAGAACTTCATAAGCCCCTTCAATCACTTTCTCCACCACATCGCCTTTATGAGGCACACGGACTTCCCCGAAGGTCTGACCGCAAATTAGCCCATTCTGACAAACGAACCGAAACAGGCCGGGTAACATCTGATAACTGGAGGAGCCATCGTGGCTGTTGAGCAAAATAATTTCAGGTACTTGCTTACCGGTTATCTGGCCTTCCCTACGAAGACGGAGCATATGTTTGGTGTGCTCGCGCTTACTCAGATCGCGTACTCGCGTCTGACAGGCAAAGAACGGCTGAAAGCCTTCCCGCTGCAAACTTTCCAGCAGAGTAATGGTAGGAATATAAGTGTATCGCTCGCTGCGAGAATCATGTTTATCCTGGCTGAATACACTGGGAACGGTGCGATATAACTCCTCGTGAGTTAACGGACGGTCACGACGAATAATATTGGCGGATCCAAAGCGGCTGGCTAATTTCATAAAAATGACCTTTTATTAAGGGAAGGGGTATAAAAGTAAAAACCCCTGCTCCATCAGGAGACAGGGGTTCAGGTTATCTGTCATAACAGCACCCAGCGGCATCAGAGGCTGTCAAGGATCTGCAGAATCCAGGCCATCAGGGTCATCATCAGTTCAGTGACCAGCAACGTAACCGCTTCTCTGGCTATATCGATAAAGCTGTCATCATAACCAGCCTGGCGAAGACGAATTTCAATAAACTGTCGGGCCTGATGGGCTCCGCACCAGTTCATAATCTGGCCTAATGAGGTGATGAGCATTTTTAAAAAGGGCATAGGAAAGCCTCAGAGCCACTTTTAGATGGCATGCAAAACGTAACTTAGGAGAATTTGAGCGCATCCGTTTCAGACGAAACGGATGTTATGGGGATGTGTGGCGTTGATGCTAATCCGCAGTGAGGGTTGTACAGTCAGTCATATCAGCAAGTACTTTATGTACATTACTGGCGGAGGGAGCAAAACTGGCTACCTTTTTGTCGTTAACCCAGACATCAAATGATGTCGATTTTCTGACAGCATCAATGAATGAGACCCAGGCATTATCCCCATTACGCCAGCCCAAAGACGGAGGAACACCATACTGTTCATCGCCAGTAACCAGCGTGATCTGGGTATTTTCATCATGCGAACTGAGTATTTTGCCACCCGACAATGTGACCAGCACACTGTGCTGTAGCACCTGCGTATCATCGGGATTGCTGGTACAACTGATATTTAACTCAGTGTTCTGTGAACCAGTGATGATATATTCAGATACGCCCATGCCGAAACCGGAACTCCAGATATTAGGAACAGCATAAGCGGTGGAGACAGCACCCAGCAGCGTAGCTGCGAGCACAATAGATGATAATTTTTTCATGGTTTATCCTTAACGATTACCGATGATTTAACTACTTAATAGCAGAATTTAAATTCCAAACCTTCTCCTGATTTACCGCGCTCGAAACATAGACATAATATCGATAGAGTAAAAATCATTTAATGATAATACTCCCTTCTGAGCCGCATAAACTCTTGCCATAGGACGTAATAATTTATCTCCAATATGATTAATGACCTGGCTCACCTCTGGCGTATTACTGACTTCAGTCACCACCTGTCCCTTTGACTGATAGAGGGTATATTCTACCGTACCCGTGACTTGTCTGGTTTTTGCCATATCAACAGCGGCTTTATTCACATTCGCGATAAAGCCTTTATTACTCTCATAGCTGGATCCCTTCATCGCCTTTTGGGTAATATCATTAATTCGCTGTTTTAAATTACTGTTTTCATCGTCAGATAGCATGGCTGTAAGATGCACCTTACAGGTTAACGATTTAACATTAGGGTTGCTGTCAATAGCGACAGGATTATCCAGGGTTATCGTCACTGCATTACTTGTCAGACCTGCCTGACTGTATGGACGAAATGTTCTGAAGTCGCGTTCATTTACAGCGTTACTGACGATAACCTCGTTAACTGATTTTAAGACCTCTTCGTTTTCACATGAAAAATCATCTCCGCATCCTGTCAGGGTAGAGATGACGAGAAGGCATATCGCTGATTTGCACATTTTCATTTTATGTTCCTTTAAATTGATAAATAAATTATTTGAGCATAGTCAGGTGGACTGATATTTCCGTCTTCTTTTTAAATACACCTCACGAAACTTATTTATTAAGAATTCCGCTGATGTAATCAAAATGAGGAAGCGCACGCATAAATTTCGGATCCTGCAAGATACGGTAGATATGTCTGTTCCGGGCAAAACTGCTGACGGTCATCACCACATCGGTTATGGCTGAGAGAGTGAAGACCTGAATGCGCTCCTTTGATATAGCCGCCAGATACCATTCTCCTCCTTGGCAGATAAGTCTGTAAGGTGCAATGGATGGCTGCAGACGCTCCTGATACAGGAAATGTATAAGACGGTTGCGGATGATCGCCTGAACAATGACCTGAAAACCGCCAAATAATGCAGGGGTCTGCCGTGGCGGATCATTCCAGATGATGCAGGGAGAATCCTGGCCGCTATCGAGGAGTACTGAAAGCAGCTTAGGATCAAGAGCCGGAAAATAATGTGCCACGCTGGTTATTCGGGCAAAACGCAGAATATCACTGTTGGTGCGGAAGGGACCTCGTGCATCACGGAGACTGACGTGGCCGTCGATATATTCCGTATCAAGATAACGCAGGCGTTCACGCAAGTCGCGCTGTACAGTGCGCTCAGAAACGCCAAACTCCTGTGCCAGCTGACTGACACGGAGTGATTCGCCCATAAAAAGACGACTGACCAGCATAGCGAGACGGTTGGCTAACCGGTCATAGCGGTGTTCCTGTTCAGGCATGATAAATGCTCCCTGCAGAAAATAGACGGACTCGCCAGAGGCGACGAAAAGTAGATTAACGGGAAATGTGTTGCTGACGGAGCCAGGCCACGATAATGCAGGCCGGTATGGTAACCCGGTAAGCCGGACCGGTAATGTCGGAAATCATCCACGCTGAGCTGAGTGCAATAGCAACGGGACCGGCGATAACAGACAGGGCACGTGATGCCACCACCACAGTGCCCCAAGTTGCAATGCCACCCAGTGAGGTAATGACGCTTGCAGACAGCACGGTAGCAAGCTCCAGTGCCGCCAGAGAAGAGGTTCGAATGGCTGCCTGAACGGCAATCAGAATAAGTTGTGGCGTGGGGTTGGTGAGATCAAGCTGCATACTGCGAGAAAAGGCGACCAGATTTTCCTGCGTCATCTGATCCAGACTTTTCTCCAGCACCTTCATTAACAGAGAGAGTTCAATGGTTTCTGTAGAACTTTTCGTGTTGTAGTTCACATCAAGTTTGTCGCAGACATCTTCGAGAATTTCCCGATAAACCACCCCTTGCCCCAGGCGGGCCAAACTCATTAAGGTATTCGCGCCATAGCGCTGAAACTCAGCGGCTATTAGCTGCCAGTAACATCTATGGTTCGGTGCCAGCAAGCAGTACTCAGAGGTGCCAGTCAAACTCTCGGTCCAGCGGGTATCACCATCACGGGGGTCTGTGGTAAGAATGGAAACCAGTAATTGCAGCTCTTCATTGCTGCACAGGCCCAGTAGAGTTAAATCAGGATCGTTACGGTAGACTGCCATTGTGCTTCCTTAACAGGGTGGAGAGAGACCACACTGTAAGGGAGACTGTTGCACAGATATGTCACTGAAAATGATTAATATATGTCCTATCCGGGGATATATGGACAAGATGTGTCTGAGAATATAGAAGCCAGAATTAGCTAGTAATTCATATCGTATATGAGAGTTATAAACATAATGAAAATAGGTTATGAGCCAGACTGTTTATCTGATTAGTGCTTATTCATAGTGGTGATATATATTTGAATTATTCATGGTTATATATGTTAATCCTCATTTCCATCTTTATTTTTCAGACTAAGTTTTTATATTTACTAATGATTGATTTTTATTTTTTAGTTTATTATTAATCAATGGATTTAAGTATGTATTCTTCTCTTACTAGATAAGTTTCATCCCGTTAAGATAATTCCTGATTTGAGTTTTCTAGAAAGATGGCAAAGCATGGTGCGATGCCACCTCTAGGATTTTTTAAATCCTGTCCTTTTTGAGTTAACATAAGGTCGGATTTCCGCTTTTTAGTTTAAATCAAGTCGGTATAAGAGAGTGTTAGTTATCAATAGCTAGGTATTACGTGCCTATATTTGCTTAAATTCCTCCTTAAGAGGGGGTTACTAAAATGCCGCGTTTGTCAAGTGGTTTTACTGTGAAAAAAGAGTTATAAAATATATTACATGCCTCCTGATCATGTAAATCCAGATTGAAATAACGGACCATATATTGATCCAGTATATTTTGATAATCAGCATAAATTAATGTTTTTTGATCTCTGGCTCGAACATTCATGTCCTCACGTAGGCCGGAAAAAATCTCAAGAAATTTGTCTGCATCTCCATTTAACATCGCATGAAAAGCAGCTACGGCGAATAATTCGTTTGCAGGTCCTGCAGATAGCCAGGGACTCTTTGTAATATGATCAATAGATTCCAATAAATCCCAGAGATTCAAACGCGATACCTCCTCTTTTAATAATTTCAACATAGGTGGATGAGCATAGATATTAGTGCCAAATAACCTGCGTAATACGTCGGGGGCAAGAAAGTTCACATGCTTAACAGGGGAGAGCGCTTGCTGTACTTCTAACGCCCCATATTGATCTGTAAGGGCCTTTAGAAGTGTGTATTTTATGGGTATTGGTACATCTACCGCTTTAATACCACGAAATACTCCCCCGGAAGTACAAACAGGTACAGAGTCTTTCATCTTTCTGTTAATCAAGGCTGGAGCAATAATAATGTTGTTTAATGTATTACTCCCACCTTTAGAATTAGGGTAAATATGGCATAACTCTAACTCAAACCAAGGAATAAGGCGTTTCAGAGGAACACCGTATGAGTCAGTAATTCTGAGTCCATTTATTGTGTTATATGCCTTCTGATGAGCAGCCTTGCGCTGGTATAGCCGAATAAGATCAACAATATCATTTGGACTTTTGATACTTCCTATCCCAAGAGGGTTATTTTTAAGTAATGACTCTACGTTAATCCAGTAAGAATGCTTGACCAGATTGACAATAGCATCGTCATCGATCAGTCGTCTAGACTTATTACGGTGCTCATTACAACAGTACCTATGATTACGCGTATTAGATAGGCTGATACCACAAGGTGGATATTGACATGTAAGCCCTTGCTTAATATCTCGTTTAGCAGCATAGGATAATCTACGCTGATAATGTTCAGAGCATAAACGTAATTCACGCTCAGCAGGAAACTGACCCACTGAATATTTACAGTCATTTCGTTTGCAAATAGCCACGGTAAACTCTTATTTAAATGATTTATATTTATTGATGAAATAGATAAGTCATTCGTTAGTAATAATTAAATTGGTTTCTATAAATAGAAAATAGTGTACTAATACTAATTAAGTGATAAAGAATATCTATCTTAATTAATAAGATATATCTGTCTCAAATGAAGTAGAAATACACTAGCAAATCAATCATTAATTTCATGAAATTAACGTTCTTATTCATCAGACTCTATTTGCTAAGTTTGTAGCATGTAATTCGATATTTATGTCCGTTCGACAATGGTAGATGCTGATACCAAATGGCGTTTCAATAGCCATTCATCCAGTTCTGATTCTAGCCAGCCTACCGATTGCTGCCCTAAACGACGTTGTCTCGGGAAGGTTGCGTCATAGCGAGGTGACTTCGGGTTGATCCAGTCGTAGATGGTTGAACGGGCAATACCCAGTTTGTTAACCACCTTGCGAATACGCAATATTTTTACAGTTTGTGTTGTCATGTCCGTTGTATCCTGTTGGTCCAGTGTGGATATGGGAAAGATTACACAGTGGAAAACGGAAAAAACATACGTGAAGTAAAGTAAAAAAAAACAGTAATTAATTTGAGATTAACATTTTGAATAATAAAGAAATAAATGAATTTTTTACTATAACTAAAGAAGAAGCGGAGAGAACGCTTTCGCAATACGGTGGATATGAAAAAAGCAACGCAGACTATCAAGATCTGCTCAAGAAAATGGAGGAAAGGGCGAAAAAAACAGTCAGGGCGCTTGCGGAAGGAAAACTCAAGTTAGGTGATGTCAGAAATGAATGGGATTTTGTTGAACCTGATGCTCGTTTTCTTGCTGTTTTTAAAGGGAATTACGATGATTATCTGTATGCTTATTTTTTTCTCTATCACTGGGGAAAGCATGTTTATTCAACAGGGAAGTGTTTGAGCGGTGTGCGATTTATGGTTCAGGCATCAACTTGTGCTGGATACTGGAAGGGGGCAAGAGAACGTGATGATTGGCTGCAGCTTAAGGATATTGCCAAACAAACTAAAATAGATAGTGGTAAAAAAGTAGGTGAGGGAAGAGCATCCTACTTTCAGCCTGTTAGGGAGGAGCTTGTTCGCTTATTGATGTCAGAATGTCCGGCTGAAGGATGGCGATTTAAAACGAAAGCTGCAAAAGCTGTTTTGGATAAGTTACAGATATTCATCGATACACATGAGATAGATCTAAAAGCAGATAATCTGGAGAGTACGATTTTGCGATGGTCATCAGAGAAGTATCCTGATGTTAAGGCGGCCTTTGCTAAGGTAGTCCGAAAACCCTTATAAGCTAGCTTATTATTCGAAAATATCCGTAGCGTTATATCGTTATGGGCTAATCTTGCTCTGGTATTGATAACATTAGCACGCCGTGGGTAATTAAAACCTCGAACCAGAATTTTTGACTGTGTGGAGAGATTGAGCCTGCTAATACCGTTTTCCTTAGGTATATTACCTAGTATGCTTTAATGGAGCGCAGTCATTAATCTGGATCGTGAGTAAGGCGACAGAATCACTAGAGGTCGCTGGATGCGGCAACAACCACTATGAGCATTGGACTGCATGCAAGTATATACTCTCAAATCTGGTCAGTGGTTCAAATGTGTTAGAATTATATTTCACCCATCAACCATATGTTTTATATGCTTTATTTTTTCTAAAGGTAAGTTTTTTAATATATCTCTTTAGTTAATCGTATTAAGAATGGGTTTATGTCATTCAATTCGGTCAGAGCGGTGACTGCAGATGTAAATCCGAAATTTCGCTATTTAATAACGACGAGTTATTGATTCTCATGCAGAAAAAGTTACGCCTGAAGCAGGCAGATGATTATGACTATCTTGTTGCAACTCTGTACGCTATTAAAGCCGTCATTGCTTATATGGACGGTACGGAGCAATGCCAGCGTATTGGCAACGAACAGGGTGACGTAGATGAGTGGGATGATATCGTTTTGCATGGAGTTGCAAATGTAACGACTCATTGTCAAGTGAAACGTCAGATGGGTGATTTTTCAAATGATGAACCAATGCGTGGTGTGAAAACGACTGGTGAAAATAAGGGAAAATTAAAGAATCTTACGGCCCTCGACTCCGCGTTCGAAAAGTTGTCTAAACATTTCGCGAAGCCTGTTTCTGAGCGCGATGGTGCGAAGAAATTCCGCTTGGCAATTCCGAATGCAAATATTCAGATTAAGAAAAATCTAACAATTGTGCACCTTCGGGCCGTCTGCACAGAGTGGAGTAAGGCTGGAGCTAACGTAGAGGGCTTTTCCAAGGCGGGGAACCCAACCGAAACAGTTCGAACTTGGTTGTCTTCCTGGTGTGATTTCTCAAGTGACGAGGCGATGTTTGAATGCTTGCGAGCTTTGGAAATAAGGGAGCATGGGGATGAGGAACGCCTTGATGGGGACTGCTGCAGTAGTCTCATTGATTGGTATTCATCTCCTGATGATGTCCGGCGTGAAGTTCGGGATTTTCTGGTAAGGAATGCTTCCTCTGAGCAATCAATCACTCCTCGCATGATTGCTTGTCAGATTGAGCGGTACGTCCGCCCGCAAAAACGTGCCTGGGCGCGCTATAACATGGCAAACCCACTTGAGTGGGAGGTTTCTGGTACGTTATCGGGACACGGTACTGATATCGAGTTTCCGGAAACGGTGGTTGACCGGCTATGGGAGCCCTCAGAGGGCCGCCGCTATGAGCTACAATTCGGGCACAATTATAATGGTGGACCTAGTAGCCCCTTGCAGTTATCGCTTATGAGGCTTGCATTACATGTTGCTCCTAGTGTTGCTGTATTCGCCTCTGGTGTTGATGGTTGGCATTCAATGGTAGCCCAAACTGTGCGTAATACACTTGGACAGTCTGAAGATGAGCTCTCTGCAATGAGATGGGATAGCTGGGGGGCTACTCCTACGCCTTCCGACCATAGAAAAATACGTACGACCTCGCTTGTGAATGGAGAGGCCTCGCAGTTGAACATGCGCATGACAGCTCTGACTTGGAAAAATGTGACGAACCGGGTGAGCATAAAAATTTCCAGAGGCCAATCAAGCGAAGTACGTGATGCTGTAGAAGTCCTCTGGTATGAATGGCAGGATGAAATAAATGCTGATACTACGCTCCAGCAAGAACTTCTAAGAGATATGCTCTATGCCAAGAGCGAAGGCAGTCTCATTATTGGTGAACTGCGTTCGGGACTTCGTACTGTTCTCTTGATTGCAGACGCCCTCGTCATGCTTCTACATCTTGCGATTGCATCAGAGGTGACGGATCGAAGTTGGCGAAATTTTGGTGATAGCTTGTCTGTAAGGGCGGTAGCACTACTGTATTGGGCCGGTCCAAATCAGCAAACAGAGGACTTACGGAGATTTTTTGATGATGATGACAGATCTCAGAGAGCGGAGTTCCTAGGTAAAGAGACTGCACGTGTGTTGGTGTTGCCACAAGCTCGTTCGTCGGTATCTGCTATCTACGGTAAGACGCTGGCTGATGGTAGCGATGGAGGGGACAGCATCGCAGATCCACGCGCACCAACATCGATTGTGACGCATTCACAAGAGTATAAGGACGCTCTTGGCCTGAAGAGCATTGCGGGCTTAAAAGCTTTTCTTGCTAAAACGCTGCAAGTTCGCGATGCACAGCGCACATTGCATATTAATATGCTTACGACGGAGAATCCCCATGCAGATTGAACATTGGATTGCGAGTTGGCAGGATTTCGTCAATCCCCGATTTGAATTTTGTAAGCCAACAATACAGTCGGCCGAGTTGGAAAGTCTTGCAGGCGAAGAATTTTTAGCCCGTGTTTTAATGGTCCGTCGTACAGGGATTGAACATGGGGGCTTTCGCACTATCCTTATAGCCAATGCGGATACACTCCACGCTTCTGGTTCTGCGCTCCGTTGGGCGGCAGATGTACGCGATGTTTTAGCTGAGCCCGCAACTGCAGATATCTATCTCTTTTTGGAGATTACCTCGGCCTCTTTAGATGATTGCCTTAGGCTCGAGGCTGACGATCAATATTGCAGAAAATACGTCAAGCGACCGAACGAAAGCGGAGAGATGTTCCTGAAGCGTACTTTTCTTGCAGCACCTGTCGCCCCTCGGCGAGTGGGAAATATGGCGGACCCACTATCTGTCTCACTTATGCAAGCAGCCAAGTTACACAGCTGGTTTTCACCCGAGGAGCAGACGCATTGGCGTCAGGCTTTAATATCTGGTGTCACAGGCCAGGAACTTGCGGCACAAATCCTTGAGAATAGTTCCGAGGCAGACGCATGACAGTTTTGAAGAAGATTACACTTAGCAATATCAGAAGATTCGCTGCGGACGTGACGATACCAATTTCCTCACAGGCGACAATATTTTTAGCACCGAATGGTACTGGAAAGACAGCGTTGTTTGAGGCGATTGAATTAGCGTTGACTGGTACTGTAGCCCGTCTTAATGAGGATATGTTCGCACTTGTGCGGGACGGTGCGCAGCGAGCAGAAGTTCACTTGGATTTCGGTGATTTTGAACACAGAGCCATTGTTACGACAGATTCGACGCCAGTATATTGGAGTGGGCTATCCCAATTGCATGGGGAAGTAAATCAGGAAGACCTTGGATATTTGCTACGACTGACTCATTTGCTTGATCAACGCGATAAGCACTGGTTCACTCAAGAAGACTCATCGAGCGCCGGTGATCAACTTACCAGGCTGCCGATTGGAAAGGATGCTCAATATGCTAGCGGTTTAATAACAGGTCTTAAGCAGGCTGTGACTAAAGTGCGGACTGAGCAGGAACGGAATACTTCCGAGGCTCAGGACGCAGTCCAAGTTTGGAATGACCTCTTGCAACGGCGTAATGAGGCGAAAGAGCAGATCAGTGGAGAACTGCCCACGTTTGAACAACTGGTGCTAGCACTGCAATCCTATTCTTCAGACCCGCTCAGCTTAGAGAATCTGGATAACCTAAATGTTGCTCAAGCTGTTTGCACGAGTAACAGTCAGGCGCAATTGCGGGAGATTAGAGAAAAGTATGTTGCACTGCAACAGATGGATGCGGTCTGTAGTACATTTACATCAGCGGTAGATGTATCAAACCGACTAGCAGCATTGAGGGCTCAGTATCAGCAAGCTCATGAAGAAGCGCAGCGAACACGTGATGCATCTGGTGTCAAGGTTACACAAGCTGCGGCTGCGCACATTGAAGCTGATCTTGTCATGAGTCGTGTCAGGGATGAGCTTGTTAAGGTAGAGGAACGGGAGCGGTTGCAGCAAATTCTTCAAATCGAAAATGAAGCGTTGGAAAGAGGGCGTCAAGAATACGCCCAGTCTGTCACCGCTCGGACATCCACTGCCTGTGCACTTAAAGAAGCGGAAGATATCGAAGATGCCTATGTACAGTTGATTGCTGTTCGAGGCGATTGGCAAACTAAGGTAGCTGAGTTCGAAGTGGCTTCTCGCATGTGGTCTGAGTGGAGCGCCGATACCGAGCAAATTCGAGTCTTCGACGAGCACATTAAAAGCTTGAACCAATCAATTGGAGCTCAACAGACAGCGCTTGGCGAAAAAATGGCTGAGTATGAAATAGCGTTAAATCGTGCGGCTGAAGCAAGAGGGCGTCTGCACAATTTGCAACAATCCAGCGATAGTATCAGAGCCGCAGTGGCAGCTATCGCCGCAGATCTATCGGACAAGCAAGGAGACTGTCCTGTTTGTGGGGTAGATCACGGAGTGACTGAGCTCAGACGCCGAATTGACAACCAGCTGCAGGCCGTCGACCCAGCTTTGCGTAGCCTTGCAGAACATGAGCGTGAATGTCGGGAGGCGGTTGTGCAGTGTGAGCGGAATAAGAATGAAGCAACAGAATTGCATAGTCAAAGCGTCGTCTTACGTGATCGTGCTATCAGTGACCGAGATTTTCTTCGGGGACGAGTCGATTCAGTGTGCCAGCTTCAAATCTTTGAGGAATCGAATCTAGAAGTCGCAAGCGAACGGCTGGCTGCACGACGTAAGGAACTCGACTTGGCTAAGGTAGCATTTGATGAATTTTCGCAGCGGCTAGCGCCACGCCATTCGGTTGAAGAGTTTACGCAGTATCGCCAACAAGCTAATCGCGCAGTTGAAAGCGAAAATCAAGCAGCGCAAACCTTACGCCGTCTAGAATCGATGGTTTCAATGCTCCAACAACAGTTGGACGAATTCTCATCACTGGCAACACCTCCTCGCTCCCTAGAATTGATTAAAGAAGAAGTGACCAAGCTGGGGATTCTAGCGGATACTAAGCTATTTGAACGACGACAGGCCGAAGCACTCGTCGATATTGAGGAAGTGAATCTGCGCCAATCTAAATCATTATTTGATGGTGCACAAGCGGAGTGGCAATCTCACGTTGATCGGGTGGTTGAATGCCGCGATCGTTGGACATTGCAACATCTTCCTGGTGAACCGGATCAGTCTGTTTTGAGCACTGCGTTGGCTGATTGTGAGTCGGCAACGTCACGCGTGGCCGGTTCACTCGTAGAACTTGACCTGATTAGACAGGATATCGCACGGTTACGCGGCGCCGTAGACTATCGGAAGACGGAAGAAATCATCGGCGAGCAGCGGGGAGAACGCAGCGAGTTGGAGCATGGTATCTATCTTATACAACAGCTTGATGCAGCATCAAATGAATTGAAGCGTGTTGATGAAAGAAGGTCAACGCTGGATACATTCTCAACGGCTTTAACGAATGAAGTTGAGCAGATTCATACTCGCTTGCTCGATATCGAACCATTATGGCAATCGCTTCTCAATCGAATTGTGCGTGAGCCAAGATTTAGCCAGACTGGCCTTCAATATCTTCGTCGTCGCAATAAACCTCATGCCCACGTACAGGTGCCTATTGGGGAGCGTGAGGCCCCGGCTTACAAAGTGGCTAGCGAAGCACAGAAAGCAGACTTACAACTTTCATTCCTATTATCAATGGCACAGGTTCATCGTTGGTCTCCTTGGAAAGCTCTACTGCTGGATGATCCAACGCAGCATCATGACTTGGTACATGCCTCAGCCGTATTTGATGTGCTGCGCGACTATATTGTTGACTATGGATTTCAAACTATTGTAACGACGCATGATCCCGTGCAAGCCCGATTCTTTGCTCGAAAGCTTTTAAATGATGGTGTGCAAGCACAGCTAGTTACACTGGCTCCGATGGGTGGCGGTGTTGGAGTTAGGCCGCTTTGAGCCAGCTACTTTGTTGAAATGTAGCACTGAGCGAAGGGATCACTACATAAGAATGGGGCGGAAATTAAAGCCACGCTTGGCAAACGTGACAACGCCCATTCCTGCTACGATACTACGATCCAACCTGCGCACTTCGATTTGTCCTCAACTGGACAAGCATTCACGTTTTAAAATGAACGCTGGTATCATGTTTTATCTGCCCAGCTCAGCCTAAAACCCTGAGCTGGTCTTATTTCGCGTAAATCACCCAACTAACCGCATTCCTTTTATCCCTCCTTCAATCAGACTTCCATTATCTGCAGTTTTCACAAAGTCAGCCCACCATTGCATCATCGGACGGCGCTGTTCAAGGTAATCGCTGCGGTTGTATGCTCGTCGAACCTCATTTTTGTCTACATGGGCTAATGCCGCTTCAATAACATCAGGTGGGAAACCCTCTTCATTGAGTGCAGTACTAGCTATAGATCGTAAGCCATGAGATACAAGTACGCCACCTAATCCGGCACGCTTAAGCGCCGCATTTACCGTTTGGCTGTTCATTGATTGAGTTGGTTTGATACGACTGGGAAAGACAAACTCTCGATTTATGCATAGTGGTTGCATCATTTCTAAAACGGCCAATGCTTGATCTGACAATGGAACAATGTGGTCACGGTTCATTTTCATGCGGGATGCAGGGATTTTCCATTCTCGCGCTTCCAGGTTTATCTCGTCCCAGCGAGTCTCGGCCGCCTCTGCAGGGCGGGTAATAGTAAGAAGTTGCCACATGAACAGGCAGCGGGTTGGCAGGATAATGTTGGCGGTACGCATAGTCTGCATGAGTTGCGGTAGCTGGTCTGGACGGATGCTTGGCATGTTCTTTTTCTGAGGCTTCTCGAATGCCTTGCCAATATTGACGCTAGGGACAGAATCAATCAGACCTGTGTTTTGAGCATAAACCATGACCTCATTGATGCGTTGACACAGGCGACGGACAGTTTCCAATGCTCCACGAGCCTGAACAGGTTGAATAGCTTGGACCAGAGTATGTGCTTTAATATCAGTGATGCTCATATCGCCAATCACTTGAAAAACATCTCTTTCAAGTGAGCGCCAAATATCTTGTGCATAGTCCTCTGTCACACTGGCTTTCTTCACATTCCACCAATGTTCGGCTACGAGTTTAAAAGTATTGGTTTTGGCTTTAAGAGTGCTGCGGAGCTGTTCTTGTTGATGTTCCTGAGGATCGATTTGTTTTGCGAGGAGTGTGCGAACCTCTGCCCGATAGTTTCGGGCATCGACAAGGGTAACTGAGGGGTAGGGGCCTATGCTCTTCTTCGCACGTTTCTTGGTGACAGGGCGAATGTAGCGAAACTGCCAGATTTTACTGCCGCTGGATTTGATAAGTAACTCAAGGCCATCGCCATCATAGAGAACATAATCCGTCCCCTTAGGTTTGGCGGCTTCGATTTCTTTAACGGATAGAGGCTTGGTTTGTCTTGCCATTGCTGGGTTTCCATAGTTTTTAGGCACCTCAAAAACAATAAAGCTTTATGAGGTGCCTAACAAGGTGCCTAAAAGGTTCGGATTTAATTAGTTCGCTTCAGACTTCCCAGGACAAATTGAAGGCACAAAAAAACCCGCAAGGCTTGCACCATGCGGGTTCTTAGGACTTCATCGGATGACTCTGGTAATCACCGATGGAGAATTTGGTGGAGCTGGGGGGATTTGAACCCGCGTCCGTAATTCCCTAACTTATTGTTATGGAATGTTTATTTTTATTATTTTTCTGGCGCGTATCCTGTGCGGCTCCTTTGGTGTACTTCCTCAGTCATCCCACTGTATTCCTTCAGGAACGAACCGTAATGCCTGAAAAGCATCTCCGGCCCTTTGTGGCCCATCTGTCCTGCTAACCAGAATAAATTCGCGCCCTGGCTAATATGCATCGTGGCAAATGTATGTCTGGTCTGATAGGGATTCCGGTACCGGACGCCAGCCTTTTTTAAGGTTGGTATCCATGCTTTTTTTCTGATCGCATCAGCACCAGCCCAAGCCTCATTCGTTTTCGGATCATGAAAAACATACTCGTTGAGCATAAATGTAAATGGTTTTTGATTTTTGATAGCTAATAATGCATCAGAATCTAATTCTATTTTTCTTCGCCCCGCCTTAGTCTTCGTTCCCTTAATTACCCCTTCAACGATGGCCGTTATTACATGGGCGGTATTGCCGACGAGATCGAGATCTTGCCACCTTATCGCGCATAGTTCTGAACTTCTCATTCCAGTATGCAAAGCAAATCTAAAAAGGTTTTCCCATTGAGCATTCATCGCCGTGGATAGAATGGCTTTCGCTTCATCAGGTGAAAGCGGATCAACCACATATTCACTTTCTGATCGGACATCTTCACCTTGGTACCGGGATGCCGACACAAGAGAAACAGGGTTAGCCGACAGCAAGCCATCAGTTACTGCTTCATCTATCGCGGAGCCTAAGAACGATAATCTATTGCGGATAGTTTTCAGCGCTACCTTCTGGCCTTGTATCCAATTTTTAACCATCGCGGGCGTAAGGTCTGAGACATTAACTTCATGTAAATTGGATAGGGCGCTCATGCACTTTTTATAGCCGGCGATAGTACCTGGTGATAATTTACGGCTTTCACAAATTGAAATGTATTCATCCAGATATTTTTTGATGTGCTTCGAACTTTGGTTATTACCGAATACCTTCAATCGCACTGACCGAGGAAATTGATCAGCATAATTAAAGGTGCCTCGTTCTATTCTGTTGTGGATCTCACCCAATAGCCTTTCAGCATATTTGATATTTTTGGGTGTCACTTCGATGTTAGAAAGGGGTTCACGGCATTTAACCCCTTTATATGTGAAGGTGATATTGATTGTCTGCCCAGCTTTATGGCTGCGAACAGTTATGCCCCTTGGGAGCTTTGCCGATCCCCTCTCGCCCACTTTGAAACCTCCGTAAGATCAATCCAACGTTCTTTAACACCATCAACTTTTAAAACCTGCTTGCCCTCACGCCATACTCCACGCTGAACCCGCTTATTGATGGCTTCAACCGTTTCCCCTGTGGTAATGCAATACGCACTGATGGGGATGCAATCGAGACTAATCATACGAACCTCCACACTGTTTATTTAAAGGCCCGCCGCACACAGGCCGTGACTAAAATCATTTTGCTGCTGGTGGATCAAACTGCACCGGCTCAGCAGTAACACCGTGACGATTTAACACACCAATAATTAATTCCCGCTTACAGCCGATCGCTGGCACGTCACGCAATTCATTTACCAGCATTGAGTAAATATGGCGTGGCATTTCTGCGGGCTTGGCTGCTGTGAATAGCGGGATGCCCTCAAATGCGTTATACGGTGCAATGCATCCCAGGTCGCCCGTTGACAATGCGTACAAGTCACTGTTTCCAACATACCCAATAGGCTCCAACGCTTTCAACTCTGCAAGTTGCTCACGCAGTGATAGCAGTTCAGTAGCAAGGTTTCTTGCGTAGTTCTGCCAGCTTGATAAAAACTCAGAATCACAACATGAAGCACAAATACGCCCACCATCAGCGTGCGGAACGGTCATTTTCGAATGGCTACAAAAATCACAATGGGCCACGACTGCAACATTCCAATCGTGACGAATTCGTACTGGCTCTTTACTCAGCATCTGCATTCCCCTCTACCGGATTGCTTTGACGGTCTAATCTTTCGATTATTTCAGATCTGAATACACCCTCATTTAATTGCTCGTCTTTTGTGAACCAGACGCAGGTTAATTCACAGCTACCTTGTTTTGTGTAGTCTATATTTTTTATCGTCATTGCTGGGCCGCCAGATATTAAAGTCACCAGGTTTCCTATTTTCGGCTCAGAGATACTCATCTCACTCGCCCTCGACCGTGAAACCGGCTGGTCGTGGTGTAATACACTCGCTAATAAACTTTTTCACCTCACGCGTGCGCTGGTCATGTTCCACACGCTGCTCTGGTGTCATAGCGGCAATTTCAGCCTCGTAATCAGCTCTACGTGATAACGCCCTAAACAGCATTGCTATAGGAAGCCCTTTACCAAGGCGGAGGCCCGGCTCAAGCCGAACGGGACAAGGTAGAGTCTCTGGATATTCCTGTGATACCCGCTCGTTTGCCGCTGATAACGCTGCTTCTGCTTTTTGTGCGCGTTCGAGTAAGTCTTTTACATCTGACTCACTGAACCATTTTTCATAGGTCTGGCCTTCCAGCCGATGAACAAGCTCACCGATTGGCAACGGCTTGATCAGTGCCCGCTCTGCGGCTTCCAGTTTGGAACGTAAAACCTCGTTAACTCCTTCTGTTTTCCGAATGGATAAATCAAAATGGCAGTTAAGCTCTTTCAAATCATCACGCTCTTTCTGCGCCGCTTCCAGTTGGGCTATCAGAAAATCAATGTACCCTTGCGAGTAGAGCGGCAACCATCGCCCATTATGTATATCGATATACTTAGCGTTGAAGATATTCCCATAGGTATTGCAATCCATATCAGCCAGCTCATCAGCGTCAGTCCAGGCTACCGGATTACTCAATTCAAGGTTATTCATTGCGTCTCCCGTTTTGCTCTGGACACTTCACCAACTTCATAACGAGCATGGATAGGATCTTCATCGTCGTAATCGGAATTAACGCTTTTCACCATTGCGTGAACGCAAATTTCACAGTTGTAGTAAGAGTGCAATTCACCATCAAACACCCACGTTGACGATCTGGCTATTTGTCCTGGTTCAATCTTGCTTCCGCAAATAAAGCAGGCATGGGGCTTGCGGCATTTAACTATTTTGTCGCTAAGACAGCGCTCAGTACCGTCACCTATATCCCCTTCGAACAAATCAAAATCGAGAGCATCGTCTAAGTTGATATCCATCATGCCTCCTGCTCGATGATTGGTAACAAGCCAGCTTCATTACGAACAGCCTCGATCGCCTCTTCTGGATAGCCCCAAATATTCCCTTTGCGTAGACTGCTGTTTTCCGGCCCCAAGTAGTAAGCATCGATGCGCTCACCTTTACAGATGTAGTTCCGCATCATTATGACCAGCGACCGCAAAGTACCGCCGTGATTAAACCCATTCCAGTGCCGATTTTCGAAGTGGGTATAAATTCGCTTACCGGTATATTCATCGATCAGAAAAACCCTACCGGTGTTATTCAATTCGAGATGAGCGACTCTCTCCGTTCTTGTATCAAAGAAGAACCGGCGACCATGGGCGGCAATAATACGGATCAACTGATTGGCATGATCAAGGCGCTGTTGCTTCGTTGATTCGCTGCTTACCATAACTTCTGGCTCAACTTTTAGCCGAAGGGTGACCGGCCCATCTCGGAAATCACCGTCAACTCTTCCATCCAGTTGTTTAATTTCCTGTTTTGTCAGGTTGTGCATTTTGGCGATACAGAAATCACCCTTAAGAACACCGACCCCCGGTGCGCGAGCAGATGTTGGACCGTAACTGTAGCCACGATCATTAAGCCACGCTTGGCATGCGTACCAGGCTTGAAAGTCGCCTTTTTGCTCGAACTTTAGTTGAAAGCTCATAGGTCACCTTGATGTTTTCTAGTGGCCACACGCAGACGTTCAAAAATTGCCGCTGCAAAAAGTCTTTCCTCACCAACATCACAGGCTGAAAAATATTCATGTGCTGCCGTAACTGCAATTTGATGCTTATTGATCAGTTCTATTTTTAATGCATCAAGGTGGCAGCGTTCTCGGTGGGCTGCTAACGCCTCAGGATCGCATTCGATTGGGCGTAACCAGTAACAGACAGGGCCATCTTCTGTGTCATGAATTGAAGCCATAAACCAACCATCACCTGCTGGTGGAGTTGGTTGCCACATGCTGAGATCACAATCGCCAGCGTCGTATGCTGCTTGTAGCTCTTCGGCGTTCTCATCACAATCCATCCAGTCCAACGTACCGACGACACGGTTTAATGCTTTCCATGCATCAAATTCACCCTCAACCCCAAACTCATTCCCGTTTGCAGGTACAAAATAATCAGGGTGAGTCCAAAAGCCATGGGCATCACGTTCAACTGGTGCTGCTGTAATTGTCTTGATCATCACTGTTTCCTCGCATAGAGAACGCCATCAACTGGCAGGCATTCATATTCAGGTGGTAGACCTTGTTGCTGAATGTCTGCCATGCAATTCTTGTCATCTGGGTATACGTAGCCTTGCGGCTCGTACTGGCACGGCTGGAAGGTGTAGCAGACGAGTAAAAACAGGCCGTACATCATTAGGCTATGGCCCCGGTTAGCTCATTGAATCGCTGCAGGAACTTTGCACGGGCTTGCAATGGTGTTAGCGGGGTAATCGAAATGTCTGAAGGAGGTACACCATCTAGCATGGGCCATGGTTTGCCATCATCGATATCCAGATCACGACGCTCAGTGGCCAGCATGACAAGATCGGCATAATGAACAACGAAACACATTTCCGCCGACAACCCAAATTTCTCACGGATAACCAAATCAACTTGGCGCTCGATTACCTGGTAGTCAGGAAGTAAGCGCTTGAGAGGGGAGGGAATATCCTTGCAATAAGCTTCTGATGCATCGTGTAGCAACGCCTCAAGGGCATATTGCTCTTCGACAATAAAGCTCATTAAAAGACAATGTTGGGCCACACTATAGAAATTCGGCAGGTGACCGGCAAAACGGCATTCATGCGATAAAGCTTGAGCAATATCATCAATGCAAATGCTGCTGGCAACTGGTTTTAAATAATCAAAGTTCAGTCCTGAATAAGTCGTGATATAAGACATAAATATACTCCACACGGTTTTTAGGTAATACCCCGCCAAATACCCCATTGCTGGGATATTTGAAGTGATACTAATAAGCTAAGGTTTAATTAATTACGCTTTGAATTTACCGATAAACGTTTCAACTTCGACATCTTTAAATTTATCAGTAAGCAGATCACGGAATTCCGCCGCAATTTGTTCTTCTACAGCTTCCAACTGTACGATCCGCAATACTAATATCGGTTTGTCGCTGGTAATAATGCTGTAACGCAATTTAAAGCGGCGCTCACCCAAGCCCTCATATGGTACGCATTTAAATTCAAAGGCTGCTGGCATAACGTCTTTGCTCTTAGCCTCTACGCTTTCCATCAGTGAGCGCTTGCCGCTGAAATCATTCTCTTCATGATCAGAAGAAGAGAGCGATTCAATAGTAATGCGTCGAACGCCATTTACCGCCTGCACTGCGTTCATTACTGCCCCGTCTGCGTCAAAGGCAGTCAGGAATTCACGATTATCTTCTAACCATTCGGCAAGTTCTTTTTGGCTCTGCTTACGCTCATTAATGTTTAACAACCCAGTGAATGGCGCGGTTTTCTTTAAAACGATAACGCCGGTGTTGTCAGCATGACCAGGTGAGACAAGGGTGCCAAGGTTGAAAATACTTACTGCTTGCATGCTATCTGCATCAATGAAGCAGCGAACGCCGGGGCCAGCATATTCAGAAGAATATTTTACAAAATCGTCGATACTGGTAGTTTCCATTTTGCCGCGAAAACGGTAGCGGTTTTCATAGAAACGTTCCAGACTTTCCACGCCTACATTACTTGGTAAAACAGATACTGGACAGTCAGTTGACTCTAAGCCATTAGTAAATAAAGCGGATAATGTTAAATCTTTAATTTGTGCGATTGCTGAACCATCTAATTGAGACATATTAACTCCATTGGAATATAAAAATAGGTTTCGGAAAGAGTGAGTGATTAATTAACGGTTTTTAATTTACCGTCCGTTTCACCTTTAGCTGTGAATAACTGACCTTGGTCTTCTTTGAATAAAGTGATTCGACCGCCTTTATTAACATACATTGGCGTAGTCGTTGTATTTTCTTCTGACCGGTTACCACGCATTGTTGGCGCAGTAAATTTCAGCTTATGAGAAATGGTGACTCGGTTTTCATCTAGCGCGGAAAATTCCATTTCAATGATGACTTTGCCTTTTTTACTGGTGTTATTAACACTAAGTGCGACATCACTTAAAATAGCACCGTATTTTTGTTCAAATACACCGCCATCCAGATCGCTAATAAAGTTTGCTACATTAGTTTGACGCTCATTCATTTTGAGACCTCACAATGAAGCGGCATGCGCCGCATATTTTCTCCACACACAGAGAAGTGCACCGGTCCGGGGCTTCTTTATACTGTACGGGTTTAAAGGGATAACCCGCCCGGAGCACTTCTCTGTGTGTAAAAAGAGCGGCTGGCCTGTCAGAACATTATCCTCACTCCCCCCTGGTGTTGGTTGATTGAGAACTGGCGCAGCCGCTAAAACACAGCAACAGCAATGGAACAAGGTTGTGACACTAGGGCGCTACCCCTACTTATTTCTGGCCGCTCGGTTTTGGTATTGGCGTTATGATGGACGCCCAGCCGATTTCCAGTCTTCCTCCCGCCTGCGGTGCAGTACGCTTGTACACATCACAACGGTAAGAGCATTGCCGGTGTCTGAATCGAACAGACCATTTCCTTGCCCATCACCAGATAATAAAAATCTATCTGGCGTCTGGAATTGAACCGGACTCAATGCCTTGCTCGTCAATGCTCTTACCGTTGTGTACGATTCACTCACCCCAGTCCGGCAGCGCTACCTCGCTGGGGTGAATGCAAAGGGCAATAACGTCGCCACTCGGCTTGTTGGTCCGGCCAGAAGTCTTAAGTCCTGACATCACGGATTCTGCTTCTCCGTCCCAGTTTCACCCCCGCTATGCTTTAGCGCGCAAACTGAGAAAATCGCCTTCAAGTTGGTAGGGCTTTCGCCACAACGGTAAGAGCACTTCGTACCGATTCTCCCCAGCACTTCTGCCTTTACTGGTTTTATGGTCGGGACGATAACTGACAGCTTTCGGAGTTACCGGAAGTGCTCTTACCTGTTGTGTGCCGGTTACGGCTCCGGCGTCGATTCCCTTTTGTGTCGCTTTATCAGCGCTGATAACTAAGGAAAGAGCGACCGTATGCAGTGTGGTGTTCGTGGTATTACTCAAAGACAACGTTTAAAACTTCCTGAAGATCGCCATCACACAGGGCGATATACCCATCTAAATACATGCGTTGTAGCCATTCGAGACTGATGTTCTGATAGTTAGCCATTCCAGTTACTCCACACTGTTAACCCTACTAAGCGAATCATCCGGTGTTTCGTATGCCACCGGCAGCTACTTCGTGGGCGTCCTGCCTGTTCGCTGTTTATGACAATAACTATGACCTGAGTAATAATTATTGTCAATATGTCATAGTGAATAATTATTACATAGGTAATATTAATGATTGCGAATTTTTATGTAAAAATCATTACCAAGTATAGATAAGGTGTTTTACTATATAAATATACAGTAGTTTGGTGTGTGAGATGGGTAATGTAACTAGGGAATGAAGATCAAACAGGGTGGGTTTGCGGATGGGAATTTTATTTAAGAAAAATAACCAAGGCGGCTATGATCGCACCTTGGTTGACGGTGAAGAAATTATCTATTTACGTAATTTGCGTACGAATATCTGCTCAGCAACGCCTAAAATGCATGACGGGTCAGTGATCTCTGACAACGGTATGCGGCTGTCATCTACTTCTAGGAAGCCAAGACCATTTCCGCCCTCAAGAAAGCGATAAGTGGAAATCTCGTTATGGATTTTAGTGACAATGAGCTCACCATTGCCTGGCTTTGCCGTTGGATCAACTACAACGATAGCTCCGGCTGGTGCTTCAGCAACGCCTGAGCTCTTTTTCATAATATAGGCCCGGAAATGCTTTGGAAGCTGCTCCATCCAGAGAACAACATCACCAGTTTTACCACTCTCATCCCAAACATCCACTTGCAATGAAGCATCAATTTTATTTAGCTCTTTTCCATTAGAGCCCAGCATCGATCCCACTCCATTAATAAGCCAATCAGCACTGATACCCAATGCGGAAGCTAGCTTTCCTGAAAACTTGGATGTTTCATTCTTCCCAGAAAGTATTTTAGAAATTATGGATTGCTGCACACCAGAACGGCGAGCCAACTCGCTTTGAGAGCTGACACCCATCTCGATCATTGCATGGTTGAGTCGTTCAGATAGTTTTTTCATACCTGAAAAATATTCCTTACGTCATCGCCAGTCAAATTACCCATATCATTGACTTTTTCTATTACCCAAGTCATATTTATGCTTTCTTATGCTTTAAGGAATGGGACATGAACGAGGTTATCCAAAAGGCAATTAGCATTGCCGGATCTCAATCAGAGTTGGCTCGACGCGTTGGCGTTGACCAGTCTGCTGTTAGTAAATGGCTTTTTGGTGGTGGTATTCGTGCGCATTACATACCTGCAATTGTTAAGGCGACCCAAGGGGAAATTTCTGTTGATGAGGTTATCAACTCATTAGGCAGCCATGCTGCTTCAGAAAATATCGCCTCATCATAGCCAACAGAGTGTATTGCACCAAGCAAGTTAGTTAAACCACTGAACAACATGAGGAGCTGTGGGAATGAAAAATCAAGATCCCGAATGGCAGGCAGAGAAACAACCAGCATGGCTGGTGGCCGCAATCAAAAAGACAATCACCAGTTTACCAGGTGGTTATGCCGAGGCCGCTGAATGGCTTGGGGTAACACAGAACGCGATATTCAACCGCTTACGTACCGACGGCGATCAAATATTTCCTATTGGCTGGGTGATGGTATTGGAAAAAGCCGCGAGCAAAAACCACGTAACTGATGCTTGGTCAAGAGAGCGAGGCGGCTATCACGTTCCATTTGTTGAAGTGGATACGGACAACGAAGAGATAGGGATCAAGCTTGCTGAGTTGGTGGGGCGCTTGGGTGATTTGGTCAACGCCTACCGCCAGTACATTGGTGATAGCGTAATCACTTGTCAAGAATGGCGCAGTCTCAACAGTATCGCTTATGACTTTAGAGTCACCCTTATGCAGTTTTTGAATTTGGTATCGAGAGTTTATTGCGAGGCTGAAAAGGGTGACGCCCCAGAATGCGGTTCCGGGGCGTCGGGTGCATTAACTAAACGTGTGGAGTAATTAACGCATGAACATTGTAGCGGCTAAACGTTCTATTCCGCAACTGCGTTGCGTTTGTGTCAGTCCGTTCCGGTATGAACGAATGATAAAGGGCCGGTGGGTACCTTGCAACCACAGTAGGGCGCGGGGAATTGTGGGTGCGGTTCGCCGTAAGTGGGGCGGTGTATGACTAACCCTGGCTCAACCACTACAAACCCAATCCAATTACTTGATCGTTATTACAACGATAAGCGTGGCGTTCGCGTTCACGTCATTCGCTATGACAGCACTACTGGCGAGGTTATCTATCTTCGTGATGGCTACGAACATGGTGAATTAACTAAGCCTATCAATCGGTTCAGGGCTGAGTTTACCGAGGTGGATGTATGAGTCTTGACGCTATGCGCTGGGCCAAGAAAGTCAAAACGGGCCGGTCATCCGCTAAATCCGTGCTGACCTGGCTTGCTGATATGTGTGGGGCGGATCATTGTGCTTTCCCCTCTATTGCGGCATTAGCTGAAGCTACTGAGTTAGATAAGAAAACGGTTCAATCCAGCCTCCAGCATTTGGTTGCTTTAGGTATGCTTGCCGATACGGGCGAGCGTCGTGGACGTACAAAGCAAGTCATTGTTTATAAATTGATTGGTATTGATGAAAGTATTGCCGATGTTGAACACACCCAAAAACGGGAACATTACCGAAAACGGGATCGTTTAAAGCAAGTTCCCACCGATGCAAACATACCCAAAAACGGGAACATTACCGAAAACGGGATTGTTTCATCTGGGGTAACACCCCCAATTTTGGACGGTAACACCCCCAAAAACGGGATACGGAATCTTTCAGGAATCGTTAAAGATCTAAAACCAATACCCCCTATAGCCCCCCAGCCGATTGATCCAGAAGTGGAGTTGGTCACAACGGCGAGAGGGGTACTTCAATTTTTAAATCGTTTAACGAACGGTAAAACCACCCCAAGCCGCGAAACGTTGGCAGATATTCAGGCCCGTTTGCAGGATGAATATACCGAGGCTGAATTACTGCTGGTTATCGAATGGCGCGTGGCAGAGCTTCTAAACAATCCAAAGTGGGCACGGTTACTGACAGCACCGGAAATATTCAGGGCGGATAAATTCTCTGGTTTCCTGTTGGGTGCTAACGCTTGGGTTGCTGCTGGTAGGCCGCTACTGGATACCTCCGTTACCGAAAATATTGATTTTGAAGAGTCATTCAGCCGGTTGCTTGGTAGCCGTAGCCGACCAAGGAATGCAGCAGAAAAGGCGGCTCTGGCAGAAGCAGATAAAAACAATCTTGGATCAATACCGAATATTACCTCAGCAAAAATGCAGTGGCGGCCAATTTTGGTTAGAGCTTATGCCAAGCATGGCACGGGGGCGATATGACCTATCAAATCATTTACGCAGATCCGCCGTGGACCTACCGTGACAAAGCGAATAGCGGTAAGCGCGGTGTCGATTTCAAGTACGAGACTATGAATCTTGCTGATATTTGCCGTCTGCCGATTTGGGAACTGGCGGATGATAGTTGTTTGTTGGCTATGTGGTGGGTACCCACTCAGCCACTTGAGGCATTAAAAGTTGTTGAGGCTTGGGGATTCAGGCTGATGACCATGAAGGGCTTCACATGGCACAAGACTAACAAAAGAAAGGGCAACAGTGCGATCGGCATGGGCCACATGACCCGCGCCAATAGCGAGGATGTGTTGTTTGCCGTGAAGGGTCGGTTACCTGAACGCCTGAATGCTGCTATCTGCCAGCACCAGACTGCCCCGCGTGGTGAGCACAGCGCCAAACCTGATATTTTCCGTGATCTGCTTGTTTCTTTGTTGGGTGATGTTCCCCGCATTGAGCTGTTTGCCAGAACACAGGCTGAGGGCTGGGATAGTTGGGGTAATGAGTGCATCAATAGTCTGGAATTAGCCCCTGCCACTATTCTGCCTGCACCACAAAGCCAACCGCAAAATATTCCTGAAATTATTCCGGTACCGGAAACCGGTAATACCGTTTGGCCCGTCGAAGTGAATCTGTATTTCAGTAAAGTACCAGGTGCCATCGAATTACCTACCGATCTACAACATAAAATCTTAGGCAATATCAATCGCATGAAATTAGACGGTATTCCGTCCGATGCCATCATTGCTGCTGCCGCGACACTTACCGCCGCTATGGGAGCAACAGCATGAAAGAAATCATCGTAGATAATTTTGCGGGCGGTGGTGGTGCCAGCACAGGGATCGAAATGGCAACGGGGCGCAGTGTTGATATCGCCATCAATCATGACGAAAACGCCATTGCTATGCATACGACAAACCACCCTGACACACTGCATTACTGCGAATCAGTATTTGATATTGACCCAGTAGCAGCGACCGCCGGCAGACCTGTTGGCCTGGCATGGTTCAGTCCTGATTGCCGCCATTTTTCGAAAGCTAAGGGCAGTAAACCGGTTAAAAAAGAGATCCGTGGGTTAGCGTGGATTGTCGTGCGCTGGGCTTTGGCGAAAAAACCTCGAGTAGTCATGCTGGAAAATGTCGAAGAGTTTAAGACGTGGGGACCGCTGATTACTGTTGAAGATGGTACCGAGCATCCTGATCCTGCTCGCGCCGGTGAGACATTCGCTGCTTTCGTTGGCATGTTGACCACCGGCATTAATGCCGAGCACCCAGCACTACGGGAATGTTGTGAAGTCTTAGGGCTTGATATCAATGGCGCTGAGGCTAAGCGTTTAGTTTCTGGCTTGGGCTATATTGTCGAGTTCAGAGAACTTCGGGCCAGTGATTACGGTGCACCAACCATCAGAAAGCGCTTTTTCATGGTGATGCGCTGTGACGGAAAGCCTGTGGTATGGCCGGAGCCAACTCACGGCGATCCGAAGTCGCTGGACGTTCAAAGCGGACACCGTGAACCGTGGCGCACTGCTGCCGAATGCATTGATTGGTCAATTCCATGCCCGAGCATTTTTGAGCGCAAGAAGCCGCTGGCTGAAAATACTTTGAAGCGTATCGCGCGTGGCATTCAACGCTTTGTTATTGATAACTCAACGCCGTTTATCGTGAAGTGCAACCATACCAGCACCAAAACCTCATACGATTGTTTCCGAGGTCAAGCTCTAGATCAGCCATTGCAGACCATCACCAAAACTCACGGCCATGCAGTTGTTACCCCTCATATCACTAAATTTCGGACTGGCGCTACTGGGCAGGAATGTGATGAACCCTTGCCAACTATCACCGCCGGTAGTTCTGCTCGTCCAGGTGGTAACGGTCACGCATTAGGAATGGTTGAAGCAAAGCTGACCCCGTTCATTGCTGGCGCTGGCGGACCTAAATATTCAGCTAAACCGCGCTCTGCAGAACAGCCGATGCACACAGTCTGCAATACAAATCATTCTTGTCTTATTGCTCCAATAATTGCCCGCATCGGTCAAACTGGCTTTGGTGGCGATCGCATGGCGTATGAAGCCGGTAAACCACTGACGACAATCACAAGCAAGGCTGAGCATCTCCTTGTTGCCCCGATCATTGCTCGTGAGTTTGGCAATAGCGTGGGGCATGCGGTTGATGAGCCAAGCGGCACTATTACTGCGGGCGGCGGTGGCAAGTCTCGGCTTGTTTCTGCGTTCTTAGCTAAACACTTCGGCGGCAACTATACCGGCCCTGGTGCTGATCTTGGACAGCCAGCCCATACAGTAACAACGGTTGATCATCATGCCTTGGTCACATCCAATCTCATTAAGATGCGCGGCACAAATACAGGTCAAAAAGTTACAGAACCGCTCCAAACTGTAACGGCCGGTGGGAATCATTTTGGGGAGGTACGCGCCTTTTTACTGAAATATTACGGTAATGAGAAAGAGGGCGTTAGCCTGAATGATCCCCTACACACAGTTACCACTAATGACCGGTTCGGGTTGGTCACGGTCGAGGGTATTGATTATCAGATCGTCGATATTGGCATGCGTATGCTGCAACCGCATGAGCTTTACGCCGCACAGGGCTTCCCGACCTGGTACATCATCGATCGTGATTATACCGGTACTAAATATGCAAAAGATAAGCAGGTAGCGCGCTGTGGTAATGCGGTACCACCACCTTTCGCTGAAGCGCTTGTCCGGGCAAATCTTCCAGAAATGTGTATCGAACGTAAAGAGGTGGCAGCATGAAACTATCTAATTCTGTTGTGACTATGAGCAGCCGTGAAATCGCTGCACTGGTGAACAGCAAACACGGTGATGTGAAGCGCTCCGCAGAACGTTTATGCGCAGGCGGTATTTTAACCGCGCCGTTGGCGCAGTTCGATTTTGAGCACAACGGTAACCAGTATTTTGAGTATCGGTTCAATAAGCGCGATTCTCTTGTTTTGGTTGCCCGACTATCCCCTGAATTCACTGCTGCAGTTGTTGACCGCTGGCAAGAACTGGAACAGAACCTGATCCCTCAAACCTTACCAGAGGCATTACGCCTGGCGGCTAATTTGGCAGAGGAAAAGCAACAGCTTGAAAACCAGCTTTCTATTGCTGCGCCAAAAGTTGAGTTTGTCGATCGCTACGTAATAGCTAAGGGTTCCATGACATTCCGACAAGTTGCAAAACTGCTTAATGCCAGAGAAGCGGAGTTTCGTCAGTTCCTGCTTGATAATCACATCATGTACCGGCTTAACGGAATGTTATCACCTCATCAGCAGCACAGTGAATTAGGGCGATTTGAGGTTAAGACGGGTACTAACACCATTAATAATCATGCTTTCGCTCAATCCCGTTTTACACCGAAGGGCGTTAAATGGGTTGGTGGCTTATGGGCTGAGTATCTGGCTAAGAAAGGTGCCGCATGAGAGCACTGCTAAGACCTATCATCCAGAAAGAACTTGGCGCTATCTTTTTAAAGATAAGCGCTGATCTATGGCCTCATATGTCTGGCCGCTTGCTGGTGGCCACTGAGCCAGAAGAGTTTAAATCTCTGCCTGACGGCAGATTACCTGTTGTAGAGCAACAATTAGCTAACGACCCGCGCCTGCTACCATTCTTTGAGCATGAGAGAGTTATCCGCGCTGCTGGTGGCCCTCGAGTGCTTGAATCTCGGGTAAGACTAATCAAAGAGTGCCAGTGGGTTAGTTCAGATGAGCGCTATCACGATAAGAATCTGACAACACTTAACTATAAAGGCAGATCTATCCGCCTGTGCTGGGCATGTGACAACCGGCTTAGCGGGCAAAATATCCCACGGTTAGATCAGCTAGCGACATCGAATCTCATTACTTGGTTAATCGATACTGTGCGCATCTATTTCCGCTTTCCCGAAGGCCACCAGCTGACGTTGCCGGAATTATGGTGTTGGGCTGTGATCTGCGAAGTTTCAGATCTGATGCCTGATTCTATTTCCCGCACTTTCCTTCACATGCCACCAGCGGTGATTAAAACTGGCGGTACAAAGGAAAGCGATATTACCTGGTCATTAGCCCCGCAAGAGGTTGTAGCTAAGAAAGTAGCGAAAGCCAAACCACTAGCCGAAGTAGCAGTTAAGCCAGTTTTAACCTTGAGAGTTGATCCTGAATCTCCCGAGAGTCAAATGCTCATTCCCAAATTACGGCGCTGGGAGAATAAGAAATATGTGCGGTGGGTTAAGTCAGAGCCTTGTTGCGTCTGCGGGGATGGCTGCTGTGACCCACATCATATTATCGGGCATGGGAAGGGCGGCATGGGAACAAAGGCCAATGACTTTAAAACTATCCCGCTTTGCAGAACTCATCACGCCGAAATACATGGTTCGGCAGGTGTGAAAGCGTGGGAAGCGAAATACGGAAGCCAGATAGAGTTATGGGAAAAGTTTATAGATCGAGCATTTGCACTGGGCGTATTGGCCTAATGGCCTTAATTGTGTGGAGTAAAACTATGAATTCAGTAAACGGAATGCGGACCGGTTACAGCAGTTTGGAGACGTTAGCATGAGAGACATTTCTTTAGTTTTGGCCCGCTGGGGCGTTTGGGCGCGTGATAATTCCGGTACTGATTATTCATCTATAGCGGCGGGATTTAAGGGGCTACTGCCAGTTACATCGAGTCGTAAAGAATCCTGCTGTGATGATGATGGTCTGATCGTTGATGCCGCCGTAGGTCAGCTAAAAGCACGGCGACTGACGCATGAATACTCGCTGATATGCCTACATTACATTTTTGGTGTTTCAAAGCGCCAGATAGCGAAGCGATACAAAGTCTCAGAGGGCAGAGTTCGCCAGCAGATGCAGGTGGCAGAGGGTTTTGTTGATGGTTGCTTAGCAATGACGGGGGCTGTTCTTGAGATGGACCCTTATACCCAAATCCAACATATTCATGAAAATGATAAAAAAGGATTAGTGCGCTACGCATAAAGTGTTCTAGTGTGATAAGAGTTGGTTGTGCAGTAGCGCTTATCCAGTCAAATAAACCTCGCTTCGTGCGGGGTTTTTGCTAACATCATTCAATTTCATATTTGGATGATAACTGTATGCTTCTATTGGAATCACTAGGATTTTTATCTACATCAGCAAACGATGTAACTATTAATATAAAATCGGATTTTGCGTGGGAAACTTTTTTAGGTAGCCTCATAACTAGCATCGCGGTTGTTGTATCTGTTTTTATTTCCTTGCATGGAATAAAAAAAACAATTAAGAGTCAGGAGAAGATTGCAAAATCTGCAAATTTGAATATAGAGTTAAGGGAATGTTGCTCTGAATATGTAGGCCTTATCTTTAATTTAATAGAGTTAGAGAAAAAACGACGGAATTTGGAAGATGATAGCTCTGACTATAAGTTTATTTGCGAGGAGATTTCTTCTTATCCATATAAAATGAACAAAATATCTAGCCAGATAAGAATGTTATTGGAAAATGATGATATACGAAATGAAGTTACTTCTTGTATTAGTCAAATTAACGTTTATAGCGCCGTGGGTGATTTGGTTCTAAGCAAAGATAGTGTCGAAAGGCAAATTAAGCTTTTCGAATCTCATATTTTTACAGCTTTAAAATAATATATCTACATTCGCCTGAGCAGCACTGAATAACGGGTTCATATCCCAATCTATTCAGATCATTGCTGCAACACTGGTTGGTGCTAAGCCGAATGTGGTGAATGCAGGCACCGATGTGTGGGGATACAAGTGGAACACCAGTGAAACGACGTCGGCGAATTCCCCGCCACCACAGAAGTACATTTAAAGGTATGCGGTCAGCACATTGGTAGGTGTTGACGCCGGAACCGTAACCGGCTTCAAAACTAAAAGCCCCAACATCTGTCAGGGCATAATTGTTTGTGGAATGTGTCTATTTTTCTTGTGCTATACAAAGGGCTATCCCGTCAACAATAGTGTCAAGGGATCTTAGTGCTTTCTCAGGGTAAAGCTGTTTCATTGCTACAATCCCTTGCGAGTCATAGCCGCCGTTAGCCATGTAACCGGTACTTTTTTGAGCGGTTGCAAGGTTAGTAAATTCAAATGTTGTCCCGTTATTATCGCTTTGGCTAACATCCAGGGTAAATCTTACTGATTTTTCAATGTTAACGCTTACCAGCCCACCATCACTGGAAAATGAAAAATCTGTATTACCTTTCGCGATAACACTGCCATTTTCAGAGATGTGCTGGATAACATCACCACCGCCAGTTTTAGACTCTTTATTAAAGTTGTAAATCTTACCCGTGCTTGCTCCGACATATGTAGAACTTGAACCAGTTAAGGCAATATCACTATTAGCAACATTCTTCGCTACACAGCGAGCGATTGAGTCTTTATTTTTTGCTGTTACTGGCATAAATCTTTTGTAAGCGGTAATTGTTTCACCTTCTCCCCAGGGGGAATATGAAACATCCTTAAAGGAACTAAGTGCAGCGGATCGCTCATAGTTTTGTGCAATGCACCCGGTTAATAGAAGAGGTATGGCCGCACAAGCAATGATGATTAATTTCATTTGTAAATTTCCATTTTTGGGAGTCCATCAACGTATGAGAAGACATCAGTAATCATACGGTTATTTTTCAAACTAAAGATACCAGACAGTAACACGCGCCGCTAGACGTACTCTGGCTCTCATTCATGGCTGCCGAACTGGTAGCCTTTTTAGTTTTAGCCCATCAGCCACCCAATCAACTCCACACACATTACTGCTAATGAGTGGCTGCGCTGGTGGGCTAAATTCTTCAATTTATCAATGTCGGCCGCCGTGCTAATACGTGGCCTTTTTACTTATACCGCCCGGCGTTCGCTGAGCGAAGCGAGCAAAGGAGTAGTAAATATGTCAGAGCCGATAAGTACCGGCACGGCAACAGCGGCGGTGACGGGAGTCACTTTTATCGGATTGCTTTCCGGTATTGACGCTGGGGCAGTAATCGGTGCATTTGCTGGGTCGGTATTATTTGTTGTTTCATCACCTGATTTTAAGTTACGGACAAAAGCTGCGTTATTCATCGTCTCAATGATAGTCGGCATACTTTCTGCTGATTTTGTCGCATCAATCATCAGTTCAATAACCCCTGATAGTGTCACAGCGGCCAGACCTCTGGGGGCGATTGTTGCATCTGCAATTGCGGTGCGATTACTGATGTGGATTAACAATCAGGCCGGAAATCCTACGGGTCTTATTGACCGATTCAGGGGGCAGAAATGAACACGCTTTTGCTCATTATCAATTCTATGTCATGCGGTTTGATTGCTCTGCGGCTGATGTTTTATACAAGCAATGGCGCGGTGCATAAGCCTCTCGTCTCTTTCATTGCGTATTTGATAGTAGTCGCTACTGGCTCCGTACCCATTCGGGCGCTGATGGGCGACTACCCAGTACATGACATATCAGAAACGGTACTCAATACGGTGCTCTGCATAGCTGTATTTGCTGTGCGCGGCAACCTGGCTCAACTTTTCTACGGATTGAGGTCGCAATGACAACTAATTTCAGATTCAGCCAGCGCAGTGATAATAACCTCAAAGGTGTTAATCCCGTATTGGTGAAAGTAGTCCGCCGCGCCCTTGAGCTATCAACCGTTGATTTTGGTGTTATTGAGGGTGTTCGCACGGTAGAGCGGCAAAAAGAGCTGGTGACTACAGGCAAAAGCCAGACCATGAACAGCCGTCATATCTCCGGCAATGCTGTTGATCTGCTCCCCACTGGTGCCGACTGGAATGATTATAAATGCTGGTTGCCGGTATTGGATGCCATGCACCGTGCTGGTAAAGAGTTGGGCGTTAAGCTGCGTTTCGGTATCACCTGGACGGATAACCCAAATGACAAGCCTGCCAAGTTCCTAGATGCGCCTCATATCGAGATACCCGCATGACTTGGCTAGTCAGTAATTGGCGAACTGTATTTGTGGCGTTGATTGTTCCGGCATTCCTTTTCCTGCTTCTTAATCGTAATCACCTCTCAAATCAGGTTGAAAAAATAGAAGCGGAACTGGTAACCGAGCAGGCTACTAATGTTGCCTTGGGTAACATCATTGATGCTTACGGTGCCAACGATGCCGCCAACCGAGCAGCTACAGACCGGCAGTTAGAGAACGAGAGGAAGTTACGCAATGAAAGTGACGAGCGACTCAGGCGCTTCAAAGCTTCGGCGGAGAGTGATGATTGTTCTATCAAGCCTCTGCCTGACGGTAGCATTGTCATCTTGCAAGAATAGCCCACAGCATAAGTCAGCCGAGTTAATCCAGTTATGGCCCCCTGAATCAGCATTGGTTACATGCGAGGTACCGGAGTTCGTCGGTACCACTTGGGGCGATAGTGGGCTGTATGCGCTGGCTTTGAAACGTGAACTGCGGATCTGCAAGGGGCGGCTAGATGAAATCATTAGCTGGCGGCAGAACGCAGGTAGGAAGTTATGAATGAACTGATCAGCGCTTTACTGGGGTTGTTAGCTCTCATTGTCATGCTTCCCGTCATTACTGCTGTTCTGATCTGTTCTGGTAGAAGTGGTTCAAACCACAATCCTCCGCCACCAGCAAATTATAAGCGGCCCAAAGCACCGCCACCACCACCGCCACTTCGGTAGGTTTTTGTATCCATCAAAAGGAAATCAAATGTTTAAGTATGAATTGAACCAATTGGTAAATATCGCCATTAGTGATGAGTTTGGCGAAGTGAAAGGCCGCGCAGAATATGCAACACATGAAAACTCTTATTTTGTGCATTACAAAGCTGGCGATGGTCGGGCCGTAAGCGCATGGTTCGATGAGAGTGACTTGGCGGCTGTTGAAGATGAGCGTTACCCTGGTTGTGCGGTATATGCTGGATGTGAATTGCCAGATGGCGCAACAGTCGAAGAGTAAAAGCATTACAGATGGTATTCATTGAGTGCCATCGATAATGCTGGGCGTAAATACTTAGCTGTCGAGCTATAATCTTCCAAACTAATCGGAGGACTTATGGGCTATAACCTGGCTGAGTTATCGCAGGAAGATAAAGATAAGATGGCTGTAGATCAGGCCGCATCAGGCGTTGCATTCAAAGAACGCTACAACATGCCGGTAATCCCCGCTCAAGTGGAAGATCAGCAGCCTGAACACTTACGTGAGTATTTCCGAGATCGGGTTAAGCATTACCGAGAAGTGTCTAAAACTTTGGGCCGGATGGAGTATACCCCACCAGAGAAGAAGTAAGTCTCTCACCACCAACAGCAAGCCACTAGCCTTATAAGCCGGTGGCTTTTCTATTTTAGCTAGCAAATGAGAATGAATTTCATTTGTAAAGGTACTCCCGGAGGGGGTCCCTACCACGGGGAGTGGGACTCGCGGAAAACGGCTAGTTTTTGGATTTTGATCGCATCATCAGCAGGTGTCCTATCCATATGATTTTAAATTAAAATATTAAAATTGACCTGATGAAATTCAAAATCATATTCATCAGGTTGTATGGGGTTAACTATTTGTTTTTAATTGATATATAAGAGGTTGAGCTGGTGGCGAGAGGTGGTGATGGGAAATATTGGCGACCTGGCTGATGCTTTTAATTGGAGTATATCCAAGATATCTGAGGCTTTTTCTGTGGATAGGGCAACGATTAGAAAGCGGCTTGTGGAGAATAATATTCAGGCCACAGGCACCTTCCGTGGCAATCCGACTTATGCCCTTAAAGATGTGGCCCCTGCATTATTCGCCGTTGTCCGTGAAGCGGGTGAGGATATCTCACATGATCCCTCGCACATGATCCCGAAAGAACGTAAGGATTGGTTTCAATCGGAAAACGAGCGCATCAAATTAGAAAAAGAACAACGCGGTTTAATTCCTGTTAATGAGGTCGTAGCCGTTTATTCAGCAATGACAAAATCGGTAGTGCAGGTTCTGGAGACAATTCCAGATATTCTGGAGCGCGACTGCGCTTTATCGCCTCAAGCAGTAACAGTTGTTCAGGCTGCAATAGATGATTTACGTACGACGCTATCTGAACGCTCTTATCAAGCTTGTGCGATTGATCTTATGAGCGATAAAGGGGAGGTGATTGTCGAGGAGGATTAATGGCTTATGCGTCAGCGGAAACTATAGGACGAGATATTTCATTAATCCTACGGCCGCCGCGCCGTATTAAAGTCTCAGCGGCGGTACATAAATACATGAGAGTACCAAAGGGGGCGGGTAATTCGGTTCCCTGGGACCCGAACGTTGCCCCTTATGTTCTTGAACCCATGGACATGCTTGCATCGCGTGAATATGACGCAGTAATTTTTGTCGGTCCAGCCCGAACAGGTAAAACAATTGGTTTGATTGATGGCTGGGCTGTCTACAGCATTGTTTGTGATCCTTCCGACATGCTCATCGTTCAAATGACAGAAGATAAGGCAAGGGAGCACAGCAAGAAGCGTCTTGATCGTACTTTCCGAAGTAGCCCTGCAGTAGCAAAAAGGCTTAGTCCGCGCCGAAACGATAATAACGTTCACGATAAAATATTTCGTGATGGGTCATTCCTTAAAATAGGCTGGCCATCCATCAACGTAATGTCATCATCAGATTATAAGTTCGTGGCGCTGACGGATTATGACCGCTTCCCGGAAGATATTGACGGGGAGGGCGACGGGTTTACCCTAGCTTCAAAACGAACCACAACATTTATGTCATCCGGTATGACACTGGTTGAAAGCTCCCCTGGACGTGCTATCACTGATGCAAAATGGCGGAGAAGCTCACCTCACGAAGCCCCGCCAACTACGGGCATTCTTTCACTGTATAACCGTGGCGACCGACGCCGCTGGTACTGGCCTTGCCCGCACTGTGGCGAGTATTTCCAGCCCTCAAAAGATGTTGTTCAGGGATATCAAAATATTGCAGACCCCGTGGAGGCCAGTGAATCCGCTTATATAGAGTGTCCGCACTGCCAGGGAAAAATAACGGCTAACCAAAAGCGGGACCTTAATCAGAAAGGTATCTGGTTGCGTGATGGCGAGAAAATAGATTGTCATGGAAATATCACTGGTCAGGCGCGCAGATCTCGCATCGCATCATTTTGGATGGAAGGACCCGCCGCTGCTTATCAGACGCTTTCTCAGTTGGTCTATAAGCTACTTTCCGCTCAGAAGGACTATGAAGCGAATCAGAGCGAAGAGACATTGAAAGCGGTCATTAACACTGACTGGGGATTGCCCTACACCCCTCAATCCAGCGTAGAGCAGCGACAATCTGAAACTCTGATGATTCGGGCGGAAGACGTAACGAAGCGTACTGTGCCGGACGGTGTGCATTTCCTCATAGCCACCGTTGATGTGCAGGGGGGTAAAAACCGGCGTTTCGTTGTTCAGGTTATTGGCTATGGCACCTACGGTGAACGGTGGATAGTTGACCGTTACAACATCAAGCAGTCGATGCGTGTCGGGCCTAATGGCGAAAGTCTGCCAATTGATCCCGCCGGTTATCTCGAAGATTGGGACCTGTTGCGTTCCGATGTACTGGATAAAGAATGGCCGCTGGATAGCAACCCCAACGTTTCATTGCCTGTACTTGCAATGGGAGTGGATTCCGGCGGCGAGGATGGCGTAACCGGGAACGCTTATGCGTTTTGGCGGCAATGCCGCCGCGACGGTGTGCATAAGCGTGTTTTTCTCTTTAAGGGGGACAGCACGACGCGCAGCAAGCTGATCACCAAAACGCTTCCTGATAATACGGATCGCCCTAACCGGCGGGCCGAGGCCCGAGGAGATGTACCTCTTTATCTTTTGCAGACTAACCAACTAAAAGACCGGATCAGTAACGCGCTTCAGCGTGAAACTCCGGGGGCTAACTACGTGCATTTCCCGGCATGGTTGGGGGAATGGTTTTACGACGAATTGACCTACGAGGAACGAAGCACAGACGGTAAATGGACAAAACCGGGTAAGGGTGCAAACGAAGCGTTTGACCTTATGGTGTATGCCCATGCTCTGGTAATGCTGAGGGGCTACGAGAAAATCAACTGGGAAAAGCCACCTCCATGGGCACGTCCTGTTGAAGCCAAATCACTGTTACCTCCCGCTGAAAGACCGACATCCTCAACATCCCGTACCAAGACAACAAAACCTAAAAAACCATCAGCCCAGCAAGAAGGGAATACCTCTGCATGGGCACCATCTACCTCAGGAGGCTGGGTGTGAATCAGGCAGAGATTGAAAACATGATCCAGCATTATGCCGCAGCCGAAATGGCGGTGCTAGAAGGTAAGTCCATCACCTTTAACGGTCAGTCAATGGCGATGGAAAATTTGAGTGAGATTCGAAAGGGGCGAGACGTATGGGAGCGCCGCCTCGCTAATCTTCTAGCTTCCCGGCGTGGACGTCCTATGTATAAAGTGGCGAGGTTTCCATAATGAGCATTTTTGATGATGCTATTGGTTTGCTCTCACCGGGCTGGAAAGCTGCCCGCTTAAAATCTCGCGTGGCTATACGTGCATATGAAGCGGTATTACCCACCCGTACACATCGCGCTAAGCGTGAAAACCGTAACGCTAACCAGCTCAGTCAAGTTGCGGGCCGTTCTTTGAGGGAACAGGCTCGCTGGCTGGACAATAATCATGACCTGGTGATCGGGCTGCTGGATAAACTGGAAGAGCGCATCATTGGTGCTAAGGGCATTATTGTCGATCCACAGCCCATTCTCCGTACCGGGTTGGTGGCTGATGATCTGGCGAAGCAAATCAGGGCAGCATGGGCGGAGTGGTCTGTTTCGCCTGATGTGACCGGGCAGTTTACTCGGCCGGTACTCGAACGCCTCATGGCACGCACCTGGTTGCGCGACGGTGAAGTCTTTGGGCAATTTGTCAGTGGATCTGCTCAGGGATTAGCGGCAACAGCCGACATTCCTTTTTGGATTGAGGCGCTTGAACCTGACTTTGTTCCGTTGGAGATGAACGACGATGGAAAAGGTATTTGTCAGGGTATTTACCTGAATAGCTGGGGACGCCCCACTAAATATGTTGTTTATAAATCCCTGGTCACGACAGGTATTGCGCTGGGTAACACGAAAGAAATCGTGGCTGATGACATGGTGCATCTGAAGTTTATGCGTCGTTTACATCAGGTTCGTGGAAACAGCTTATTGTCTGGCATCCTGATCCGGTTGAGTGCGCTCAAAGAGTACGAGGACTCTGAGTTAACCGCTGCACGTATCGCTGCTGCGTTAGGCATGTATATCAAAAAAGGGGACGCTCAAACCTATAATGATACAGATGCAGGCGATAAGCGGGATTTGAATATTGAACCTGGCATTATCTTTGATGACCTGTTGCCAGGTGAAGAAATTGGCATGATCAAGTCAGACCGGCCCAATCCCAACCTTGAAAATTTCCGTAACGGTCAGCTAAGAGCGGTTGCCGCCGGAAGTCGTGGAAGCTATTCCAGTATATCCCGCAACTATGACGGTACATACAGTGCCCAGCGACAGGAGCTGGTGGAATCTTTCGAGGGCTACAGCATCTTGCAGGATACCTTTATTGCAGCGGTCACCCGCCCCATGTACCGCAACTGGCTGAAACAGGCTATTGCCGCTGACATTATCACCGTCCCACCCGATGTTGACCAAAATACATTGCTGAATGCGGTATACAGCGGCCCCGTTATGCCGTGGATTGACCCGTTAAAAGAGGCAAATTCATGGCGTGTGTTGATTCGGGGTGGTGCGGCCACAGAAGCTGACTGGATCCGCGCTCGCGGTGCTAATCCGGGGGATGTAAAACGCCGTCGTAAGGCGGAAATTGACGAAAATACCGAGCTGGAACTTACCTTTGATACTGATCCGGCTAACGATAAAGGAGATGCCCGTGGGCAAGAGCAGCAGAAAGAAACTGATTAAGGCACCGCAGGCGTCTGGCGGAGATAAAAGCTGGTTCCGCATGAAAGCCAGTGGGGAAAAAAGCGCAGATATTTATATCTATGAGGAGATCGGTTACTGGGGTGTAACCGCCCGCCAGTTTGCCAGCAGCCTGAAAGCGTTGGGTGATATCGACCATATTAACCTGCGCATCCACTCTCCGGGCGGTGATGTGTTTGAAGGTATTGCCATTTACAACCTACTGAATACTCATCCCGCCAGTAAAACGGTTTATATCGACGGCCTTGCCGCCTCTATGGCCTCGGTGATTGCGATGGTCGGCAACCCCGTCATTATGCCGGAAAACGCGATGATGATGATCCACAAGCCTTGGGGCATTACCGGTGGTGATGCCAATGATATGCGCGACTATGCCGATCTGCTCGATAAGGTGGAGGGGGTTCTTATTCCCTCTTATGCCAAAAAGACCGGTAAAACCCCGGAAGAACTGGCTGTCATGCTCGGTGAAGAAACCTGGCTGACGGCACAGGAATGTGTTGAGCACGGTTTTGCCGATCAACTACTCCCGTCGATGCAGGCTATGGCCCGCATCAATTCAAAACGTATCGAGGAATTTGATTCTATGCCAGCCTCTCTGAAAAATATGATTCTCAAACCCAAAGCGACCGCGATACAGCCTGTCGCGCCCACTAAGCCTGCTGCACCTGCAGCATCTCTGGATGACAACGCCATTCGTGCTCAGGAGCGTGAGGCACAAAAACAGCGGATCAACGGTATTAAAGATCTGTTTGCTATGTTCGGTGGGCGATATCAGGAACTGCAATCCGCGTGTGTCGAAGATATTGATTGCACTCTGGAGCAGTCCCGAGAAAAGTTGCTGGCATTGATGGGGAAAGATGCCACGCCATCGAATAAAACCCCACCTGCGGGTCAGCACATCTATGCCGGGAACGGTAACTTCACTGGCGATGGTATTCGTCAGGCGTTGATGGTCCGTGCAGGCTATGAAGAACGCCAGAAAGACAACGCTTATAACAGCATGACACTACGTGAATTGGCGCGTATGTCTCTGACCGAGCGGGGTATTGGTGTGGCCTCCTACAACCCTATGCAAATGGTGGGAATGGCCTTTACTCACAGCACCTCAGATTTCGGTAATATTCTGATCGACGTGAGTAATAAATCTATCCTGCAAGGCTGGGAAGAAGCGCCGGAAACGTTCGAAGAATGGACACGCAAAGGGCAACTTTCTGATTTTAAAACTGCACACCGTGTTGGTATGGGTGGTTTTCAATCGCTGCGCAAGGTTCGTGAGGGTGCGGAATATAAGTATGTGACCACCGGCGACAAACAGGCCACCATCGCGCTGGCGACTTACGGTGAATTATTCTCCATCACCCGTCAGGCTATTATTAATGATGACTTGAACATGCTGACCGATATTCCAATGAAGTTGGGGCGGGCGGCGAAGGCCACCATTGCGGATCTGGTTTACCTTATTTTGACGACCAATCCTAAGATGACAACCGATAACACCCCTCTGTTTGATAATAAGCATGGCAACCTTACGAGCGGCGGGATTGACGTGGCCAATCTTGATAAAGCCCGTCAAATGATGCGTACGCAAAAAGAAGGCGAGCGTCACCTGAATATTCGCCCGGCCTTTATTCTTGTTCCAACCAGCCTGGAATCTACGACTAACCAGGTCATTCGCTCATCCAGTGTCAAGGGTGCAGACATTAATGCGGGTATCATCAACCCAGTTAAAGATTTTGCCACCGTCATTGCCGAGCCTCGTCTTGATGATGCCAGCACCAAGGCTTGGTATCTCGCAGCGGCACAGGGAACAGATACGATTGAGGTTGCCTATCTGTCTGGAATGGATACGCCTTACATTGATCAGCAAGAAGGTTTCACCTCAGACGGCGTGACAACCAAAGTGCGTATTGATGCGGGTGTCGCTCCTGTTGATCATCGTGGCTTGGTGAAATCCAGCGGAGAGTAATCCCCGTACTTTACTTCCTCGGCCCTGACGGGCTTTTTTTATACCTGAAATTCGGCCCTTCTGGGCCGTGGAGATAACAACAATGGCTAAGAATTATGTTCAGGAAGGCATGACCATTTCGATCACTAATGGTGGGGATACAGCTATTTTAAGCGGTGATCCGGTGGTCGTTGGCGATTTAATCGCAGTGGCCATCACGGATATCCTCCCCAGTTCTGTCGCTGATGGTTTTGCTGCTGGGGTGTTTTTATTGCCCAAGCTGGAAACTGATGACATAGCCGCAGGCAAAAAAGTGGCACTAAAAGACGGCAAGATTCAGTTAAGTGCGACGGGTGCTGTCGCCGCAGGGCGCGCATGGGATGCCGCACCTGCTGGCAGTTCGTTTGTTGCGGTCAAAATCAATGGCTAACGTCTTTGACCGCCTAACATCCCGAATGGACCGGGTGACCGTGGCGCGAATGGGGGGGCCGGTACTGATTAACGATGTGGAATTTGTCTCCGTAGAAAGTCATCTAATTCCTGAAATGGGTCCCATGACTGGCGATGGCATTTCATTGGTTATTTTCTCCGCTGACTATGTGCCACATCGTAATGACCAGGTGGTTTTGGATGGTCAATCCTACATCGTTACCCGCCATCAGTCTTTTAATGGTAAACCCCAAATCTGGTTGGAGTAACGGGAGATGTCATGACAGTTCAAGGTTTGGATCAGTTGATCAGTAATCTTGCCGCGCTCAGTAAAACGGCGGTACCACGGGCTACCGCGCAAGCCGTGAACCGTGTTGCTGGGCGGGCAATAAGTCGCAGTAGTTCAAAAGTTTCCAAGGGTACCAAAGTGCCGTTAAAACTGGTTCGGGGGCGAGCTAAATTAAAAAAGGCCAGTCCGGGACGCCCAATAGCCACTATCCGCGTTAAACGGGGTGATTTACCCGTTATTAATCTTGGCCCAGTGCGTATGCAGTTATCGCGTCGTAAAGGGAGCAAGGGGGGCGCAGACAGTGTGCTGAAAGTGGGGCGTTTCACATTTCCAGGCGCATTTTTACAACAACTCAGTAATGGACGTTGGCAAGTAATGCGCAGAACGTCAAAAGCCCGTTACCCCATTGAAGTGATTAAGATCCCAATGGCAGCACCACTCACACAGGCATTTGATGATGAAACAAAAGCCCTTCTGATGAGTGACATGCCAAAAGAACTGGCGGCGGCATTGAGCAATCAATTACGACTGGTGATTAAACGATGAACAAACATACCGCAATACGTACAGCAGTACTTGATGCACTGAGAGCCTCCATTGATGATCCGGGTGTCGCTTTCTTTGATGGCAGACCGGGATTCCTTGATGTCACAGATTTGCCAGCCGTCGCCGTTTATCTGACTGATTCAGAGTCTACGGGGGAGTATATCGACGGTGACCATTGGCGTTCAGTCTTACATGTGGAGGTTTTTTTAAAAGCAAAAAGCCCCGACTCGGCACTGGATGAGTGGATGGAAAACAAAATTTATCCTGTCATGGGGAATATACCGCCGTTATATGAACAGGTAGAAAGCATCTCCCCGCTAGGCTATGACTACCGTCGTGATGATGAAGCAGTCACCTGGGGTTCGTCAGATATCAGTTACTCTCTGTCGTACTTCAAATAATGCCTTTTCTAATAGCACATACCCGCCACTGAGCGGGTTTTTTTATGTCTGGAGCAAAATATGACCAGTAAATATGAAAAAACACAAGGCACGGTCTTTAGTGTTTCCGCTGAGGTGGCGACTGAAGCCAATCCGTTAGATGCCGTATGGTTATCTGCCTCTTGTTCTACGAAGGAACTTAACTTTACCGGTGGGCAGAAGGATGACATCGACGTCACCAGCCTTTGCTCTACTGAAAAAGAGATGGTGAACGGGCTGTCGTCACCGGCAGAAATGACCATTAACCGCAACTGGAGTGCCGAAGAAACGGCGCAGAGTTCACTGATGGCAGCGTATGAAGACGATACCCGTCGCGCTATCACGGTTGTTTTCCCGTCTGGCAATGGTTTTGCCTACCTTGCTGAAGTGCGGCAGAACAGTTGGAGTGCTGGCCTCTCAGGTGTGGTTTCGGCCTCTTATACACTTCGCATTATCGGTAAGCCGGTAAAAATCACGCCGGTTGTGCCGGAGTCCCGCGCTGCACTTGCAAAAAAAATTACCGTCTAAGAAAGGATCATTCTCATGGCTGTACTGAAAAAATCTCTCAGGGAACTGGCCACTGCGCCTTTATCGGGTTTTCGAACGAAAGTGATCACCGTTTCCGAATGGGAAGGGGCCACCGTTGTTTTGCGTGAGCCTTCACCTGCAGGCTGGGCGCGTTGGCGTGACGTTATGAAACCAGGGGAAGGGGATGGGGAGACTGAAGCCCCCGCACTGTCATTGTCAGAAGAAGCACAAAGGAACATTCGCGCGGATGTGGTGATGCTCATTGATGTGCTGCTGGATGAGGACCGCCAGCCTGTTTTCACGCAGGCAGATGCAGAAGCCATTGTTGAGTTTTATGGGCCGGTACATTCCCGACTGCTGCGACAGGCGCTGGATTTACAAACCACGGCGGCAGACGCTGAAAAAAAGTCCGAGAGCCAGAAACCCGATTCTTAATGACGCTTGCCCTGCGCCTGGGCCGCACCCTAGGCGAACTACGTGAAACGATCAGCATGACTGAATTGCGGATGTGGGTTGAGTATGACCGTCTCAGCCCAATTGGGGATGAGCGCGGTGATTATCATGCTGCACAGATCACTGCCGCGACCTATAACGCGCAGCGCAGCAAGGATCCGCTCAGTATCGCGGATGCTTTGCTGCGCTGGAATGAGCCAGCAGATGAGAGTGGAGAGTCTGGATCAGAACTTGAAGCATTCTTAGGGAAGTTGGCTGAGTAACTTACCCGCTTCGGCGGGTTTTTATCGGGGGAGCTATGACCGTACTGGGTGATCTGATCGTTAATTTGTCGGCTAACTCGAGTTCATTTCAATCTGAGATTGCCCGCGCCACTCGTTTAGGGAGTGATTACCATAGAACCATGGAGTCAGGTTCCCGGCGCAATAACGCGGCCATAAATGAGAGCCAGCAAGCGTTAAAAGCCTTAAACGGTCAATTAGAATCCACCCGCGCTATAGCCTCGCAGGCTACCGGTGTGCTGGCGGGGGTATTTACGATCGGGAGTTTGATAAAAACTGCTGATGAGTGGGGGCAACTTTCCTCACGCGTCAGGATGGCAACAGATTCACAATCGCAGTACATCGATGTTCAGCAGCGGTTAATGCAAATCAGTGACCGCACCTATAAATCAATTGATGAGCAGTCGGAATTGTTTATCCGCAGCGCCAATTCCATGAAGGAACTGGGATTCTCGACGGCCAGTACCATTGATTTTATTGATTCGATTTCCAGCTCATTAACTACCAATGCGGCGAGCACTGAAAAAGGCCAAAGCGCCATTAACGCACTGTCTAAATCGATGGTTATGGGCAAAGTGGCTGGAGATCAGTGGAATACCGTGATGGAGGTGATGCCGACCATTATTGGTGATATTGCCCGGTATTTAGGTACCACGGAGACGGAAGTTAAAAAACTGGCGGCCAGCGGCAAGTTATCGATGGATACCTTTGCAAAAGCCACTATTGCGGCGAAAGACCGCAACGCCGAACTGGCCGAAGCGATGCCAACGACGATCGGTGATGCCATCACCAAACTGTCAAACCACTGGAAAGCCTATATCGGCGATGCTAACGCAGCGCACGGTGTCACTCAAACCGTTTCCGGCTCGATCAGTTTTCTGGCTGATCACATTGATATGCTGGCTATCGCCGGTACAGCCCTAGCGGCGGGCGGTGCTGCAAAATACCTCACCTCAGTAGGGATCAGTGCCGGTGGTGCTGCGCGGGAGTTATTAAAGGCGCAGAAAGAACAAATTGGCCTGGCTGATGCACAACTTAAAGCCGCACAAGCCGCGCAATATAAAACGACGCTGGAGCGCCGTGCGGCGCAGGCGGCTTTAGATGTGGCGACCGGTACCGACAAGCAGCGAGCCGCTACACTGGCGCTGGTACAGGCCAGAAAAGTCGAAGAAGCAGCGATAAATGGCGTTGCTGTGGCACAAACCCGACTGAATGCCATCACCAGTGTTGCCGGACGTATCGGGGCGGGGTTGTTGTCTGCGGTCGGTGGGTTGCCCGGACTTGCTATGATGGCCGTGTCAGCCGCTGCCGGATTCCTGCTATTACGTGATAACTCAAACGAAGCCTCCAAAAGCCTCGCGGATATGAGCTTGCCGGTTGATGAACTGACAAAAAAATTCAGGGATCTGGGGGAGGTTCAGCGCCGATCATTTACCGACAGCCTGAGAAATGACATTGCCAACACGGATGCAGAGATCAGGAAATCTGTTGAAGCCATCAAAATTTATGCCACTCAGGCAATGCCCAAAGATTTGGTATCCAATGCGTTTGGTGGCACAGAGCTGGTTATCAATGCAGAAAATCAGCAAGCGTTAGATCGGTTTGTTGCAACACTGCGCGATGTTGACAGCAGCGCCGGCGGGATTAAAAACCTGCAAGGTTATATGCAGTCAAATTTCGACGCCTTTGCAAAAGCGACAAACATGTCGGATGAGCAGCGTCAAGGCTTGCAAGAACTGGCTACTGCCTACGTAGAGAGTAAGGGAAAGCTCGAGGGCTTCACGGAAAGGTTGCAGGCGATTATCGGTGTAACGAAAGAAGCGACAGCGGCTAATAATGGGCTGGCAGCCTCTTTAAATGTCGATTTTTCCAAACAGTTAACCAGTGCAAAACTGGCGCTGGATGTATCAAAGCTGGCGGCAACAGGGGCTAAAAATGAGGCTGAACTGTTGCGGGGGGCCTATGCTGCTGCGGGGGAACAAGCTGAGTTGCTGGCACCACAAATACAGAAGATTGTTGCTTCTGGTGGGAAGGTTGATGTCGCTCCGGGGTTAGAAGGAGTACGCGAATGGGTACAACTTCAGTCTCAGATCATTGTAAATAATGATGCAGCCCAAAAGTTGACGGCATCCATTAAATCAGGGGCCAGCGAGGCAAAAAAACTCGGTGATGCCTATGACAAAGTACTGCAACAGCAAAACCAGCAAATTGCGATGCACGGGAAAGAGGGCGAACTGGCCAAGATCAGTTATGAGCTGGCGAACGGTGAACTGAGCGCACTCAGTGAGGCCCAAAAGCTCACGCTGACCCGTAATGCTGCCGAGCAGGATCGGCTGGCAACACAGGTCAAGCTGAAATCCATGATGGAGCAATTACGCACCCCGGAAGAGCAGGTGCTGGAAACAACCCGCGCCCGCCTCAAGTTACTGAAAGAGGCTGCACCGGCGACGGAAGATTACCAAAAAGCGCTGGAGAAAATCTCAAAAGCCAGCGTAACGGAAGCCCCTAAGTATGCCGGTCTGGATGCCTCAGTGGGTGGTGCTGGCAGTGAACTGAGTCGGGTTGCCGATGCAGAGAAGGAGCTTAAAAAATGGTACGACAAGCAGATCGATATGCAAAAAGAACTGCTGTCTACCAAGGAGGGTAACGAACAAATCTACGCTGACCGTGTGGCTGAAATCAACCAGCAAAACAATGAGCGGCTGGCTGGTATTCAAACCGCTTATGCCTCAGCAACGCTGGGCGTGTTCTCATCAATGACAGGAAGTGCGGCTGATTTACTCGGTGATTTGGTCGGGAAAAGCTCAGCAGCCTACAAAGCGATGTTTGTTGCCAGCAAGGCCGCCTCCATTGCTCAGGCAGTGCTTAATACCGAAGAAGCCGCCACTAAAGCCATGGCGCAAGGCGGGATGATAATGGGTATCCCTATGTCGATGGCGATACGCGCCGTGGGTTATTCCTCTATCGGTTTGATGGCGGGCACCGCGTTAGCGGGCATGGCGCATGATGGTATTGATAACGTCCCGGCAACCGGTACCTGGTTACTTCAGAAAGGGGAGCGTGTCACAACCGCCGCGACCTCGGCAAAGCTCGACGCCACGCTGGGGGCTATTCAGGAACGGCGTGAAACCGCTGGTGGGGAATTTAACTATTCACCGACCATTCAGGTTAACGGCGACCCTGATCAGCGCACATTGCAGATGCTGGAAAGTGCCGTTCAGCGCAGCGTGCAGCAAGGGTATGCCCTGATGGTTAATGATCTGGCTAAAGGGCAGGGCAAAGTGTCCAAAGCGATCGGGGCCGGATGGAACACCAAACGGAGGGCAAGATAGTGAGTGATATTAACTATCCGCATGCGTATTTGCCCCTGCCTTTAATGGAGGGTTATGGATTTAAAGCGGTCAGCCCCATTTTGCGCACTCAAATGACTTCGGGACGGGCAAGGCAGCGACGGCTTTATACGTCCGTTCCCACTCAGGCATCCGTCAGTTGGATATTCAAAACAGATGCTGAATCTCAGTTATTTGAAGCGTGGTTTAGGGATACCATCAGTGATGGCGTGGCGTGGTTTTTTATGAAGTTGCAAACCCCTCTGGGGGTTGAAGCCTACAAATGCCGATTTATTGATATCTATGAAGGTCCGATTTTAGTGGCCCCTAAATACTGGCGGTTTTCTGCCACGCTGGAGCTCTGGGAGCGCCCGTTATTACCTTCAGGCTTGGGTGAGTTCCCCGACTACATTATCAACAGCAGTATTATCGATCTTGCCTTAAATCAGGAGTGGCCAGAAACATGACCATATTAAATCGACTGTATGCCTCCGGTGGGTCAGAAGTGATTATTCAGACACTTGAGATTGCGGTGGGTGACAAGACCTATTGGCTCACTAAGGGTTGGGAAGACATTACCGCCGTGCTGGAAAGTGGCGAATCAGTTACCTTCACCGCGTGTGGCATTGATATCGCCCTGCCCGCAAGAAACAGTGATGGTACGCAGGATCTGCAATTTGCTATCAGCAATATTGATGGCATTGTCTCCACGGCCATTAGAGGGGCGCTCGATTACCTCAGTACCGCCTTACTGACGTACCGATACTATGTTTCCACCGACTTATCCGCACCTGCGGCAAAACCCTATACGCTGATAGTGAAATCAGGGTACTGGACAGCCACCGAGGTTCAGATCACGGCGGGCTACATGAATGTGCTCGATACTGCCTGGCCCCGCTACCGTTATACGCTGCCGAACTACCCCGGATTGCGCTACCTGTCCTGAGGAAAACCCTATGCTCAACACAGATAAATACCGTTCAGTCACCTGGCTGAAGGGCGGAAGAGTGTACCCGCAACTTGACTGTTTCGGCATTGTGAATGAAATCCGACGCGATCTCGGGTTGCATGAGTGGCCCGAGTTTTCAGGTGTCACCAAAGATGATGGCGGACTGAACAGAGAAGCGCGGAATCTGATGATTGATCTGCAACGGTGTGAGCCTTGTGCGGGTGCTGGGGTTGCCTGCTATTCGGGGAGTACGGTGACACATGTTGGCATTGTGGTCAGCCTGTCCGGTGAATTGTACGTTGCCGAGTGCAACCCTAAAAGTAATGTGACGTTCCTGCCGTTGGCGCGGTTCTGCCGTCGCTTTGTCAAAGTGGAGTTCTGGCAATGACCATCAGAATTTATCCCTCACGTCTACCAGGTGAGCCGCTGGAGACTCACGAACACAAACCCATGTCATTACATCACTGGTTCAGTGCTAATGTGACCGGTTATCAACATGATGTGTGTCAGCCGGTTGCGGTTGAAGTCAACGGAAAACCGATACCGGTATCAGCGTGGCCACTTTGCTTTATCAGCCCAGACAGTGATGTTCGGGTGTATCCGGTCCCTTACGGTACGGGCGCGGAATTTGCGTTATGGGCAGCAGTGGCGCTAGCGGTTGCATCGGCAGCTTATTCCATCTACATGATGAGCACGCTGGACACACCGGGTAATGCTACAGGCTCTACAGGCGATCAGCTCAACTTGTCCCCCGCAAAAGCCAATAACGTGAAACTGGGCGACCCGATCCGTGAGGTGTTTGGTAAATACCGTGTGTATCCCGATTATATTGTGCAACCCACCTCGCGATTCGATTCCAATAACCCCGAGATCTACCGTACAGAAATGATGCTATGTGTGGGCGTGGGTCATTATTCCATTCCGCAATCTACAATGCGGATTGGCTCTACGCCGGTAGTCAGTTTTGGCGACGATGTGAGCTATACCCTTTACAGTCCGGGTGCTATCGTATCGAGTGATCCCCGGTCACAAAACTGGTGGGCATCGACTGAGGTGGGGGGCACGTCCAGCGGCAGTGGTCTGGACACAAACTCTACCGCGCTGGGCAGCATTTATGTTAATGCGGATGCCATTCTTTTTGCGGGTAACACTATTACCCTGATTGGCGTGAGTAATGAAAACGGTAGTGAGGACGCGGATGATCCTAGTGTGCCAGTTTCATGGATTGAGGGAACCGTTATCACAGTGATCGCCCCTGACAGCTATGCTGTCGGCAAAGTGGGTGGGTACAGTGCTATTTATGGCGACTTCACAGAGTTGGGGCCTGTGGTGGGTAATCCGGTTACGCTGACCTTCAACGATAGCCGCTACAATCTGTTTATTGCGTCTTACACACCCGCAGTTGATCCGGTGCCTGGTGTCGGGGGCAATGCAGCCAGCATTACCGCCAGTGCAGCCCCTGCAACTTACGATTTCAGTGGGTCCAGCTATACGTTCAACATCACATGGAAAGGGAAAACGTATCCGGTCAGCCTTATCGCTAACTACATCAACATGGTCGGCCTGCTGGGTGCCATTACCAATGCTTTAACGGGTTCAGGCTGTGTCGCCGTAGAACGTGAGGGTAGGGTTGTTATTCAGGAATCAGCCAGTCCCTTTTCGGGTGGAAGTATTACGCATTCATTGCTGCCAGCATCGGTATTTGGCGAGAGTCCTGTCAATGTATCCGGTGTTGCGTCGAGCGGCGGCTCTGCAGGCGTAGATACGCATATTACGCTGGCCTATAGCTCTGCAACAGGCGCGGCATTCAGTGGTATCCCCGCAGGTACTGCAAGATTATCACTGATGTACGGGGTGGGTGAGTTCATTATCACCGCCGTTGACGATACAACGATCACCGTTAGCCGTCTGAAGATAACCGACAGCGGAACAACTACGGTCGTTGACAGCAATTGGGCGGGATTTAACAGCCGAACGGTCCTTGATGCGTCGGTATCCGGCGAGAATGACGCTGAAAACTGGCTGGGACCCTTTCTGGCCTGCCCTGATGGGGAGAAAACGACGGTTATTGAGAATAACTTCCTGTTTCCTAACGGCCATATTCAGTACAAGAAAAATGGCGACTCGCAGTCTCATACCGTCAATATGATTGTCCAATATCGTAATATTGCCAGCGGTGGGGCGTGGTCACAAGTTAGGTATGGCTTCACAAATCAAACTGTGAACGGCCATGGTTACACCCGGCGTATCAGTGGACTGGCACCAGCCCAGTACGAGGTGAGAGTCCGGCGAACCACTAAAATAGGCGGATCACGAACTGTCAATAATGTGTACTGGCAGGCGCTGCGGTCGAGGCTGAGCAAATCTCCATCACGATATGCCAACGTGACGACACTAGCGCTGACTATTCGCACCGGTAACCGGCTGGCATCACAGTCAGATCGGCGGGTTAATATGGTAGCGACCCGGATGTATGAGGGGTATGCCTCGCGCTCAATGAGCGGTGCAGTGATGCACGTTCTGACCAGTTTGGGCATGACAATGGAGCAGATAGATGTGGATGCCATCCATGCTCTGGAAAACAACTACTGGACACCTCGAGGGGAGACATTCGATTTCGCTACCAGCGATGACAGTACGTCTGCGCTGGATATTCTGCAAAAGATCACTAATGCGGGCATGAGTTATTTTCTGCTGTCTGAAGGATTGGCTTCCGTTGGCAGGGAGGGAGTGAAGAACTGGACCGGCATTATCAGCCCGCAGGAAACCACAGAACCGCTGCGTGTGGCCTTTTCTGCCCCGTCACGGGATGATTTTGACGGTGTGGATGTGACCTACGTCAACGGCACAAGCTGGACCGAAGAAACGGTACAATGCCGAACCCCTGACAACCCCACGCCGACCAAGATTGAGAATTTTACGCTGGATGGGGTTATCAGCGAAGACAGAGCTTATCGAATTGGCATGCGCCGACTGATGAAGTATCGACAGCAACGACAGACATTCTCGACAAGCACTGAAATGGATGCGCTTTGCTACAACTACGGCGACCGCCTGGTGTTGACCGATGATACGCCTGGCAGCAAAACAATAAGTTGTCTCATCACTCACGCCTCGACTGATGGCGAGCAGATAACGCTGAGTGTCAATGAGCCTCTCGACTGGAGCTTCACTCATCCACGTTGCTTAATCCGGCTTCAGAATGGATTGGCAACGGCGTTACTCATCCCCTCCCGGATTGATGACTATACGCTTTCGTTACCTGCGAGCGCTGAGATTTCGCCCGACGAATGGATTATGAACGACCCGAGCATCGAACCGCCACGGCTGATTTTTTGCTCATCAGAACGTGTGGGATACGATGCCATCATTGCAGATATATCACCGGGCAGCGATGGGACGTGCGAGGTGACAGCGAAAGAATACCGTTCAACTTTCTACGATTACGATGATGCCTACTACCCCGGCGACGTCGCCTAAATTTAACCCGCTTCGGCGGGTTTTTTCATTTATGAGGCCCAAATGACCACATACAATACCGGTAACCCGCTGGGGTCTGCTGCTGCAAAAGATTTGTTCGATAATGCGCAAAATCTGGATTCGGCTTTAAACAATATTACTCAAGCCATCTGGTCAGATCGTTTTGGTCGCAATAGAAAGACATGGTATGGCATAGAGTGGGACTTTTTATCACAACTCGCTAATCAGGAAGATAGATTTAATCTATTTATTCAAAATTCCGGTTATGAAATTATTGGTGATTATGTCGATGGTCCACTTACCATAAATGAATATAACCAGATTATTCGTTACGATGGTGAGTTCTATAGGTTAAGTGCTGAAACGGACACACCTTTTTACGCGACGGGTAATACTGCTGAAAGCTGGGTCGCAGACTCGGTTCATTTTGTCTCAATCGGTGATGCAGTATTGCGCCAAAACCTTATGAGTGAAGAAGAAGGGCTGGGTGATGCTCTGATTGCTGTTAAGCAGCCTTTCAGTGGTTCAGTAGCAAGAACACAGCATGATAAGAATACTGAGTTTGTAACACTCACTGATTTCGCAGGAGTAGACCCAACAGGTGTTGCTATAAGCACTGATGGGATAAAGAACGCCTTGGCATCCGGTAAGAACATCTATGTACCAGCAGGCACTTATCGTTATGACTCTTTGATCTGGCCTGGTCATGATGGGCAAACCATTTATGGTGATGGTCAGGAAAATACCATTTTTATAAATGATATTAATAGCGAACCACTATTTTGTTTCGGTAACCCATCTGACCCGGAAGGTTCAAAGCAGTGGTGCACTGTTAGAGATATTAGTTTCAATGGTAATGCTACTGGGGTGACTTTATGGGGTGTTTATTCTCCCAACGCCCCGCTAGTTAATGGAGTGCCTAATGCTTCCGGTCAATATGAAGGTATATCAACGTCTGCCAATAATTTTTATTTCGGCAAAACAAGCTTTGCGTTATCAAACTGGACAATTGCTGCGAGGGGCAATTCACTGATTAACGTTAGCGTCAACAATGTGAAAGGTGGATATGCATTACACGTGTCTGCGTGGGACTTCTACGCTAACAAAGTAAGGCTATGGTCAGGAAAACAGGGGTTACGCAATAGTGGCGCAGCAAATAGTAACCATTTTTCTGATTTATATATCTCAGCGATGACATTCGAAGGAATAATTGAGCCTGATGTTGCCAATACAATTCCAACTGCTTGTCAGTACGATAATTGTATTGTTCAGCAGTGTGGTATTGGTTCCTTTGGAAACCATGCAAGCATTGAGTTACATAAAGGGCAAAGCTCAGTATTTAACAATCTATATCTTGAACGAAATAATGAAAGGGGTGGGGCAACAGATATTTATATCGGCGTTGCTGCAATTGGGAATGTGATAAATGAGGTTCGCCACCGCGTAGATACCGGAACTACACTCCCTGTGATAATTGAGAATCACGGGCAGGGAACAATGATTGAAAAAATTGTCTATGCTAGCGATGTAACAAATGTGGTTTTGAATGCAGGAACAGATTCGAGAACATCCTGTGTCATTGGTCTTTTGATATCTGCGGGCGGCACAGCAATTACAGAAGTTAGCGACACTTCAACTGGAAAGAAAGTGTTATACCGCGATATGACGGGGAGGTTTGTATCATTAGGGTCGTATCTTGATGGGGCTATATCCACTACTACGGGTTTAAGAATAAGCCAAGGTTCTAGCTCAAGTAGAAAGCTTGAACTCGCCTCTAACGGCAATATGCGTTTTAACATCGACGCACCAAACACAGGTACAGGGCGAACATTCATATTTGGTCACAATGGAACGGATGGAACAGAGACGGGGCTTATAGAAATTAATGACTCTGCTTTCGTTTATCCAACGGTAGCTAACAGTGGACTGATCGGGACGTCAACAAAACCGTTTTCAGGCGGATTCGTTCAATCTGCTTTCACTGTTACCTCGGATGAAGAAGAAAAAACAAGACCAATAGCACTGGATGAAGTAATTCTTAATGCATGGTCAGAGGTTGATTTCTTACAATATCAGTACATTGATAGAGTA